AAATAAAATTCTACAAGTTGTCAGTTGGTTTAAAAAGTATTACAAAATAATAGCAGTGATTGTCATTACGATACTCACTGCTATTTTGTTTTATTAGCACGACTAGCTACAAAAAAAGAATTTAGAAATAGATAGAGTAACTAACAATTATGAATTCTACATGAAACAAACCGCGGAAAGTATTCAGTAGAATCAAGTATTGTAGCTTACTTTAAATGAATATAAAGAAACCAAAGATAGCTTAATATAGAAAATAAAAGCTACTTAGAAGAAATTAAAAATCAAAGAGAAGGAGCTATCTCAAGTGCAGATATAGGAGCAAGAAATAGTACACGATACTACAGTAGTAGTCAAATCAAATGACTTTGAAGTGGAAATCAAACCAAATAGTTTAACATCAATTATTATAAGCAGAAAAGATACTCTCCTTAAACATCATCTAGATATTAGAAATTCTCAAACAGTATTTGTAGGTTAGAAAAAAACATATAAACGTCAGTATAAGAATTGGTTCTAGAGACTCCTTCACTTTGATTTTAAAAAGAAAACTATTTATAAGTACCAAATAGATAACAGTAATAAATTAATCAAAATAGAAAATACTAGAATAGTTGAATTATCAAAATGAACTTTATTAGTAATATAATTAAAATATTCAATATGATGAGAGAAAGACTGAAAATAGAACGTCATGAGGCTATGTATGGTCCACACTTCAATGAAGAGTAGGCACTAAAAGCAGTCTCAAAGATGGAAAATGAAGATGGCTCTCGTGGAGAACATTGGAGTTTAGAAGAAACTACTTCAATTGCCAATCAGTACGGAATCAATCTAAAAAGCGAAAAGTTTAATAAGTATGATTGGTATGTCGCTCTCAATATGGTACGTTCAGATTACTATCGTGCAGTAGTAAATATGACAAATGGCGATCACATTAAATATTTTGTAGAACTTACAAAAGCCTGGATAAATGATAAAGACATTGATGAAGGCAAGATGTGGTATTACTATTGCTATGTTATGTGTGACAAACTTCGTAAAGAAAGTAAATCAATGCTCATGTTTGAAGATGATGAAGACGAAGAAGTGGAATACAGATATGCTCGTGGTGGTAGAGGACGTGGCAGAGGTAGAAGTGGAAGAATGCATTATGGTTATAGATTTGAAGATGACGATGATGACGAATACTTCGACCATGAAAGAGAGCGAGAAGAACAAATGATGCGCAAATACGAACCTATTCGTGATATGCGTGAAAGAAGAATATCAAGATATTAATTAATCAAAAAATTATAACTATGTACGAACCCGAAAAATTTATGTACAAAACGCTGGCGGTATTGACGCAGGCGTAGCTGCTTTAATGCAGAATGCAAATAAAAGTATGGACCCTGCTGCTTTAATGGCTATGATGAATAACAATGGCATGGGTGGCAACGGTGGTTGGTGGTGGATTTGGATCATCCTTATCTTCTTCTGCTGGGGTGGATTCGGAGGCAATGGTTTCGGTAGAGACTGTAACGCTGCTGGACGTTTAGCTTCTGAACTGAACACAGATGCTAACACCAACTTGTTAATGCAGGCAATTAACGGTAACAAAGACGCTATTAACTCTTTGTCTACTACTTTGAACTGTGACGTAACATCTATTCAGAATGCTTTGAGTCAGATTAATTCTGGTGTAAATCAGATTTCTTGTGACTGCAAATTGTCTAGCTGTGAAGTTATAAATGCTATTACTTCAGGTAATGCTAACTTAGCTTCTCAATTAGCTAACTGCTGCTGCCAGACACAGCGTTCTATTGATTCAGTTAACTTGAATTTAACTAAAATGGATGCCGATAACCGTTTGGCTATCTGTCAGCAAACTAATAGCTTGCAAAATGCTATTACTGGTGGTTTCAATAACTTAATGACAGATAATGCTGGTAAATTCAATGTAATTGGTGCTAAGATAGATGCACAGACTCAAATGATTAATGACAAGTTCTGTCAACTTGAAATGCGTGAAATGCAGAATAAGATAGATACATTGCGTGCTGAAAAGTCAGCCTTAGAATTAGGTCTATCACAATCTGCTCAAACTGCTAATATTGTTAACCAATTGCGTCCATGCCCAGTTCCAGCTTATTTAACATGCAACCCGTTCGGATGTAACGGTGGATTTACTGGTTACGGTTACGGATATAACGACGGTTGCGGTTGTGCTTGCTAATAAGAAAGGAGGTAATTATGTTTAACCCTTTCTTTAATCCTTATAGAATAAGACGTATTGATCAAGGTGGTATACCTACTCTTGATACAATATTCTCTAATGTAGATACCACTAACAACACTGTTACATATGGTATATGTCCATTTCAATGGAGACAGTTGCCTTGCAGAGGATTGATATTACTTAACATTAATCATACAGCAACTGGTGCTAGCGAAGGATCATTAGTATCTGTAGCTACTTCTGTTAGTTCTAGCCAGGTATCATCTAATCCAGCTAGTGTAAATACTAACAGTGGTAAACAGCTACTTAATGGCTCTGGAGATCAAATGACTACAGAAGAAATATCAACTGGTAACAGATATTTAATATATTATGACAAACGTACTGGAGTATTCCAAACTATAAATCACATTGTAGCTCCAGCTACAGCGTAAATAAAATAACAAAACAGGGCTATCTTAATGGTAGCCCTTTAAACCAATTCATTATGCTATTCAATCAATTAAAAATTGGAGATCACGTCCACGTATTAGAAGTATTGGGTACTTTTAAAAAGACTACTGTATACAGTCTAGGTTCTATTACTTAGGTTTCAGGTCCTTATGATGAGCCTTTACCTCAAGGATAGTTTGCTTTACCAGGACAAAATAGGAGAAAATTAGTAGATATATACGTTAGTTGTAACGGAGAGTCGAAAAAACTATCAGTACCTCAAGATAAATCAATCATTAATGATAATTCTATTGGGCTTACTATAGCAACAGATAAAACAGAAATAGCCAATATGGTTAGATAGAATTATAATGAATTCAAAGCTAAGAAAGAGGCTGCTGCTAAATATGACGAAGAGATGGAGAAATGTAAATCTATCTTAGATTAGTTAGACGCTGAGATAGAACCGCAAATACCTACTCAACAAATAGATAATAGTAAGGAGATAAACGATATTAAGAATGAGATAACTGATATTAAAAATACTATAGCTGAAGCTAAGAAAATGTTTATGAGTGGATTTCCTAAACCGCCAGCTATGAATTTTCCAGTTCCTCAAAATAAACCATAATACTAAGGTAGACAATTTAGTCTACCTTTTTTATTATGCTTAATTTTAAGAACAGCTATTAGTTATAGCATAGGAATGTACCTACCTTATATTAAAATCACACAGTGAGCCTTAAAATGCGTTTAATCACTATTATAATTATAATTAATACATATTAATATGACATTAAACGAGCTTGTTCAGGATGTATTACTTGAAGCTAGAAATAATCAGATAACTGAAAGTGAAAAGCTAAGTAGACATCAGATTGAAATATGGATAAAGTCTTATCGAGCAATGCTTATAAAATAGGATATAGATAAAGGTAGAACAGTAAATCCTTTATATACTCAGACTATTAAGATGCATCTCGATAAAGTAGAAGAAGAGACTGGTCATCTAGAATATATAGGAGACAAAGAATTGCCTACATTAATAGATTTTAATTTTAGACCTGGAGTAGTATCTGTAAAAGATATGTTTGGTAATTTAATATAGCTAGGGTCTGAAACTAAGATGAAACTACAGAGATACCGAAAGTATACATGCAAAGACTACATAGCATATGTTAAAGGTAATAGAATATATGTAGAAGGTGATGCTAATTAGTTAGAATATATAGAAGTAGAAATAATAGCAGAAGATCCTACAGATTTAAAACTGTGTTATAACCCAGAAACAGATGAGTATCCATTGCCAGCAGCAATGTGGGGTACAATAAAAGATATGATCTTTGCAAAAGACTTCAGAACTATGAGTATGCAACCTTCTGATACTACTAACGATAGTAAAGATGATTTATAGAATGTTTATGACCCTAATGTAAATAGAATAGTAAGAAGATGAACGAACCAAATAAATCAGCAAATAAAACAGCTTCTTACACTATTCCTTCATTCTATAATAATTATTTAAGTAGTATAGAACCAGATACAGTATATGATATACCATACTCTGTTTATAGACAAATAGTAACAGACTACTTTTAGTATATTAGAGACGAACTATTAGAAAATAGTAAAGAAGTAAAGTTACCATATAGACTTGGATCAATATAGATAGTAAAACACAGACCTAAACATTATGATGGTAGAAGTCTTAGAATTGACTATAAGTCTACAAAAGAATTAGGTAAATTAGTATATCTGACTAATGAACACTCAGATTGGTATAAATACAGAATTTACTGGAATAAATAGGATATGATAGTAGCTAATAAAAGTAAGTATTAGCTTACTTTAACTAGAGCCAATAAAAGAAACCTAGCTTAGCTAATAAAAAATAAAATACACGATTACGAAGAAATTTAACTAGCCAATTATAGAATTATGATATATAAAATGGTATCCTCAAAAGCTGTTATAGCTAAAGTAATAGCTGACTTAGGAATGGATGAGGATGATATAAAAATAACAGATATTTAGGAATGGATTGGAGAAGCTGTATCAAAGATAGGTTCTGTAAATTAGCTAGATCATAAAGTGGTTAATATACCACTAAAAGGTTATCAAGCTAAGTTACCTTGTGACTTAGAAAAATTGAATACAGTGGCATTTTCATTCTGTGATTGCGGTGGTTGGCTTCCAATGAGAAAAACAACTAGCGCATTTAGTGTTTATAGTAGATCTTGTGAATAGTCTTGTTGCGATATGTTAGTGCAAGATGAAGCTTTAATACCAATGGTAAAAAATATGTTTAATCTTACTAATGATAGACAAGCTTTAGACAAACTAAATGAAGATGACAATCTAAGATCTACACTTAGCGCTTTACTAAATCAATATACAGTGTGTAGCAGTAATGGTAAAATAATGGGAGTAGCTAATAATACTAATTTTAGTAATTCTCTACAGTATGATATCAAACCTGGTTATATCTTTTGCAATATACCAGAAGGTTGGTTAAAGTTATCATACTATGCTACATATACAGATGAAGAAGGAATGCCAATGATACCTGATAATCCTTCTTACTTTGAAGCCATTTATTGGTACGTTGCTATGAAGTTACTGTATATCGAATATTTTAAAGGAAATAAACCGTAGCATATATATTATGATGCTAAAAGTTCATGGAACTTCTATAGAAAACAAGCTTATGCTGAATCTCTGATGCCTAATGCAGATGAAATAGAAAGCATAAAGAATACTTGGACTACTCTAGTGCCAGAAGTAATGGAGCATGATACATTTTTTAGTGCTACTGGTGATAGACAACATATATATAATTAGAACTTTAGTAACTTATGGAAATAAATAGTCAAGTAAATACTTTTGAAGCTGGTATGAATCTGGATTCAGACATCAGTATGTTGAGAAATAATCAATATAGATGGGCTGAAAATATTCGCCTACTCACTGACAATGCTGGTACTACTGGAGTTCTATAGAATATAGAAGATGTAAGACAGTATGAAAATGGATTAAGTGCTTCGGAAATAATACTAGGTACAGCAGTCACTAGGTGGTACAATAAAGCTAAAGGTATAGTAGAAGAGTGTGGTATAGTTATTACTAAAGAATTATATGAAGGAGACTATATCAACAATATCTATGCCGTTACCGATTTTGACAGTATTAAACCAACTTGGAATCTAGTAGTATCAGCAGAGATGGATTTAATTAAAAAAGTAGCTATTGTTAGTAATTATGAAACCGAAAGTGTAAGTAAGATATACATATCTGATGGTGTGTCAGCTATTAAGTGCGTCAACATATCTAAAGAATATGATACTACTAAATCTAATCATATTACTGATAATACTTATTTTGATTTACTACCTAGTTCTACCATAGCTCCGTTTATACTAGAATCTATTACTACAGGTAGTTTACCAGCTGGTATGGTATAGTATTGTTACCAATTATTTACTACACATGGTAGTGAGACTGCTACATCGTCATTGAGTGCAATGATACCAATAATATCTGATAATAGTAACAGATCTAAGACTGTGAATGGAGATCCTAAAGATACTATGACAGATAAGGGTTGTTTACTAAAAGCTACTATGTTTAATGATGGTAGATTTGAAAGAGTAAGAATAATAAGCATTCAATATTTAACTAATAATCAAGTTCCTAGAATATACATAGTAAATGAATGTGACTTACCAGAATCAGAATCTGGTACTGTAACATTTACTTACAATGACAATGGTACTGGTTATATCAGCGAATTAAGTATAGAAGAGTTTAATGATTTAGTACCGTTTGAATTCAATGCTAAGAGCATAGCTAAAATGAACAACAGACTATTTGCTTCTAACATACAGGAATTAACTTGGGATGTAGACTATGATGCTAGAGCTTATAGGTGTAATAGTAAAGGAATTGTTAAGTTAAACTCTAGTATATCTGATAATATTGAACTCCCACTTAAACAAATATTAGATCCACTAAATGACGTAATTATTCCTAAATAGCACGACTGTATAAATCCTATGAATAGTCAGACTGTCTATCCCAATGATGTAGATAGCGAGTATGCTTATGGTTTTGATGTAGAAACAAACACCGCTGAAGAACCAGAACAGTCAGAAGAACAACCAATAGTAGCTAAAATTAGAGGAGGTAAAGGATTTAATATATCTTATAGATTCATTATTGCAGACCTAATAGAATCAGATGGTTCTACCGTATCAGATGGAGAAAGTAATAAACCATTTATTGGATATAACCTTGAATTGAGTTCTATGCGTAGAACTACAAATAGTATACAATTAAGATGCCCAGAAACTAATTCTATAGTAGCTGTTTCTAATATTAGCACTCCTGGATCTAGAATAAGAAATTATTGTGACCCATTTTATGTTGCTAACTTCTTAGGCTATCAAAGAGATGAAGTATACAGATTTGGTATAGTATTCTACAATAATAAAAATATTCCTTCTCCAGTACATTGGATAGGAGATATTAGATTTCCGTCAGCTGATATTCCAGGATATGAGCCTTTTACTTTTGGTGGAACTGTAGATGGAAGTGGTAACTATGAGTTAGTATCACATCCTCTTGGTATTCAGTTTCAAGTAAGCAATATACCTACAGACGTAACAGCATACGAAATTGTAAGATGCGACCGTACTATATCTGATAGAACAGTAGTAGCTCAAGGTTTATTAAATAGAACAATTAGATATAACGGATGGGCAAATTCTGATGATTATGTTTATAGTAGGCACACATTAGGCCCTATGGATAGAAGACCAGCTATTATGCCTACATTCTCAGCATCTAAAAATACAGCATTTGCGCAAGGATATTATGTTATTCAGGATAATAGAATGGAGCAGCAAAAGAAACAATTACAAAATCCATTTGATACTAACGGAGTGTTTGATTTAGTAAGTCCTGAAATATGTTTCAATAAAGAAAAGTCTGAATAGATAATAACATCTGATGCTAAAATTGTCCCTTTATATTGTGGTATGTGTGCTACCTATTGTAATGATGCGGGCAACGAACACCATAGATGTGGTATACCTTTTACTGGAGTAGTGAATATTACTAGTACGGAATATCAAAAGAACCCATTTGGTGGTATAGCTTCAGAAGCAAGTCATGTTAACGATAAACCAGCATTAGAAAATGGTATACTAGATGGATTTGAATAGAACGGCACTGAAGAAAGCGGAGGTATATGTAAATACTATCAGTTCTTTACTAAAGAATACGCTAACTACTAGAATTCTAACAATAGAATTGCATTTGATATTAATAGTGCTATAAAAACTACTAATATATCACCTTACACAGATTTAGAAGGAGCTAAAGGTTATATAGATTATATAGACAAATACTCTTATGTTAACTGGTCAATAGGATCATATGAAGCTTGGGGTCCTCATGGCGTTAATATGGTAGTTACTTCTAATAACTTATACGATACATATAATGGGATATCAAGAACTCCATACGGATCTAAATATTCTTACAATGCTGTACTATTTGTTAATATAAAGAAAAGAGCTGCACAATATGGTGGTGATACTTATGCTAATAGATAGAATTCTATTTATATAAGTACTAATACTTACGTAAAACCAACGTGGGATGACTATAGTAGCTCTACTTGTTTTGGAGGTGATACATACTTAGGAGTATTTGATTATTCACATACTTTACTGTTTACTAAGAATGTATCTACTGATATGAATGGTTATAAGAGATATGTAGGATGTTATATACCGTTAGAATCTAGTGTTAACCTGTATTATAGAAATGATACTCACTTTAGTCAAGAAACTTTACCATCTAGAACAGGAGCTACAGTTGGTTCTGCCAATATATATTATACTACAGAACCTGGAACTCTGAATACTATATCTGCACAGAGTGTACCTATGTATGCATATAATGCAGCATATTCTAGTTCTAGTACTAGTAAAAGCTATATACAAAAGTCTATGTATGCAGAAGATGATGTTAAAAGTTCTAATAGAATAACATGTTCTGAATTAAAGACTAATAATGAACAAACTGATAGTTGGACTAAATTCAAGTTTGCTAATTACTTAGATGTAGATAGTTCTTATGGACCGATAACTAATCTTAAAGTGTTTAAAAACAGGTTATATTACTTCTAGGATAGTGCTGTAGGAATAGCATCAGTAAATGATAGATCTTTGATAACTGACAACAATGCTGGAGCATTAGTATTAGGTACAGGTGGTATACTTACTAGGTTCGACTACTTAGTAACACTAAATGGAGATAGTATAGTAAACGATAAGAGCATTACCAATTCGGAGACTACTATATACTGGTACGATCTTGATAAGAATGTGTTATGTTCATTAGGTAATGGATTTAATGAATTATCTAAAGTTAAATTTGTTCAAACATATCTTAATCGTTTGCCAGACAAAGCTAGAACTAATCCTGTATCATTCTACGATAAAAAGTACAACGAAGTTTGGTTCAGAGTATACGATAGGTCTCTTATATTTAATGAATAGTTAGGAGTATTTACTTCATTCTATACTCATAATCCAAACTGGTTCTTCCCATTCTCTACTAGGTTAGTAACTATAAAAAATAATAACTGTTACTATTTACACAATATGTATGATGTAAATAGCGAAGTAAAAGAAGAAAGAGTTTCTTATATCAGATTTGTAGTTAATAAAGATATGGCTCAGACTAAAGTATTTGATAATCAATGGATGTATGCAGATCTTATAGACCCTACTAATTAGGATCAAACTAAGATATTAAAGAACATATATTTTACTACTAAAACTCAGGAGACAGAACCAATTAATTGGGAAAATATAGACCATAGAGAGGACAATTATAGATTCCCTATTGGTAGAGAGAAATAGAATGACCCATATCAATAGGAATAGACTAATATGTCTTATGCTGGTAGAATGAGAGGAAAATATTTAATATGTAATTATACATTTGATTGTAATAACAACAAAGAGTTTAAGCTTCCTTATGTGAAGACAACTTATAGATATTCTATGCTATAATATGAAGAAGAAAATAAATATACCTAAATATGCATATGGAGTAGATTAGATTACTGATGCGATAGGTGCAGGATTAAATATGATAGGTAATGCCACATAGGGAAATTAGGTTACAGCTGGTGGTATATTAAGTGGAGTAGCAGGTGGAGCTACGGCAGGTGCTCAGTTTGGAATACCTGGAGCTATTATAGGAGGAGGATTAGGTTTAATAACATCTTCTATGGGAACTAGTGGAGATGTAAATGAACAAACAGGTGAAGTTACTAATCCATCTGGTATAGCTGGTTTATTTGGTCATAGTAAGAGATACTTACAGAATAGAGGAGCTAAGATAAAAAACGGTATACAAGCTAGATCCAATGCAGAACAAATAGCTTCTGATTACTATATGAATAATGGTTATAATAATTTATCACTATCTAAAGGTGGTGTTGTTCCATCTACTATGGCTTACTTAGATGATGGAGAATTAATTAGAACTCCAGATGGTACAATAGGCTCAATACCTGAAGAAGGTAAACCAACAGATTCTAATTTACTTAATGTGCCAGTAGGTACTCAAGTACTAAGTGATAAGTTAAAAGTTCCAGGAACTAAAAAGACATTTGCTGAAATGGGAAAGAAATTAATGAGAAAAGCAAAAGAAGGTGGTGACATTTATGCTCAGAATAGTAAGAGATTAAATGAGCTTAATAATCAACTAGCTTATCAAGAACTATTAGAATTACAGGAGTCAGTAAAAAACAAAGCTTCTAATAAAGCTAATAAGTATAGTAAAGGTACAGATAGTAGTGGTATTTCTCCTAGAATTAAACCTTACAAATACAATACTAATATGAGTAAATTCCCATATTGGGACAGTAACACAAATAATTATAAACCTGAATATCTTAATTGGGTAAATAATATCACAGATCAGGATATAAAGGATATTTATAGTGGTAAATACGGTGATATGTCTACTTATTTAGGTAAGAATAAAGGAGTAATACCTACTGTGCAAGAAGCTAAAGCTTTGATGACAGATAGGAAATATGGTGATTGGCACAAAATAGGATAGACCTTTGCTACAGCTAAAAGTAGAGAGTCTCAAAGTATTCCTAATAAAACCAGATTTGGTAGAAACACTCAAGACTTTAGTAGAACACCCATTACAGTAAATGCTCCAATAGGTAATGTAGATTCTTCTAATGAAAGAGGATCTTATTTTAATTATACTGGCAATCCTGGTAAAATAAATGTCAATAGAAAATTAACCCCGTCTAGTGCTGGAGTATAGGATTCAATAGATCCTGCTAATTTAGGAGGATTAATGAGTAACCTCGCTGCTTTGGCTGGTCCTATAGGTAATATATCAGCAGGTAGACCAGAACAAGTAGATACTTATACATATGACCCAGTCTATGGTCCTACCGAATATAACATAGATCCTTTACTTAATTAGATTGCTTCTAGTGATGCTATAGCAAGATATAATATGGCTAATGTAAATCCAAATACGGGAGCTAATATGGCGTTTGGTATACAATCAGCAGTAAATAGAAACAATGCAATAGCTAACGCATACTCTCAAAAGAATAATGCTGAAAATCAAATGGCATTTAATAATGCACAGATAGCAAATCAATGGGGACAACAGTATGCTAATGTAAGACATATAGCAGCTAATGAATAGGCTTAGAATGATGCTACAGCTAGAAATATACGTAGACAAGGTTATGGTGATTTATCTACAAGATTGCAAGCTATCAGTAGAGACAAGCGTTTAATGAACAGAGATTAGGCAATGTTAGAAGCTATGTTGCCGTATTTAGAATATGGTATGACGTCCAAACAATTAAAAGAATTACACAGTAGATTAAGTTATGGCAGTTAATAGATTTGATAAACCAATAGAAAGTGAGTATATTAGTCAGTATACTCCAATTCCTTTCGAATAGCTATATGCTATAGGTAAGGCAAATAACGAAAGAGTAGATAAAGCTTACAACGATTTAGCAAACCAATTTAGTAAGTGGGGTGAATTTAGATCACCATCAGCAGTAGATACAAAAAGATTTTATGACTATACGATTGGAGCTGCTCAAGGCATAGTGAATCAATTAGCTGCAAACCCTGATTTGATAAAAACTGCTGAAGGTCGTTCGATGATACAATCTTTTATAAACTCTAGACCATATAATGAGTTAAGCTAGTTGCAGCAAAGTCGTGAAGGTATGCTTTAGAGATAGGCTGCTAATCAAAAGTTAATGTTAGCTGGTAAATACAATCCGTTGTGGCACGATGTAAATTTTACAGATTACGATACGATCAATAGTAAGATATATAATGATGTTGCTCCATTAGCTTATAAATCTGAAGTAGATCTTGTAAAACCATATGTAGATAATTTGAAGTCAGAATTTATAAGATCTGATGGCAGTTACGATTACTTAGGAGTATCTACTGATAGAACTGATGAGCAAATAGCCAAAAATATCTCTTCTATATACAATACACCAGAAGCTCAAATGCATATACAATCTTTAATTAAACAAGGATTTAGTAAAGATCAAGCTAACGCATTATTTGCAGATAGGATTTATAGAGCTGGAAGAGAATTTGCTTATGAAGGTAGAGAAGCAAACGAATTTGCTAAAATGAGATACAAACACAATTTAGATAATTCATAGCCAGATTAGGATGGTCCGTGGTATTTAACTGAATCTTTAGAATATAATGGTTTAGAGAAGTTTAATGTAGCTAGAGATAATTATTTGTCTAATAATCCTAATTATGAAAAACTAAGAGCAGATATTAATAGCGATGATCAATCTGTTAGACAAATAGCAACTAACTAGCTTAAATCAATAGCAAATGCCGCTACTCCTCGTAATATGTTTAGAGATATTATGAGTAAATATGGAACGGAAAAGGATGGTAAGCTACAAATATAGAGCGATAAAATTGATTATGCAGTTAATGATATATTCAATAATTTTGGTAGAGTTAGCAGAAATGCTCCATTAAATGACTTACTTAGTAATACTATACAAGGAATAACAAAAGATGAACAAAATACACCACTAGGTAAACGTAGAGTAATATCTGGAGGAGAAAATTTAAATTTAACATCTAGAGTTATATCTGAAATAGCAGGATTTGAATCTGTAGGTCCTAGTAGAAATAAAGTCATTAATGCTTTAAAATCAGGAAATTTTAACAATATGATACTGATGAGTAATGATTATATGATGACTTTACCAACTATAGAAAATGGCGAACAGAGCACTTTAAACTTACAAAATATAAAAGTTGCTATATCTGAAGATGATATTAAAAATGCAGGTCTTACTGATGATGATATGAAGAAAGCTGGTGCTGTAGTATAGACATCCAAACAATAGATATCAGATAGTGAAACGCATAACTTATCAGGAAAAACATCTGGAGAAAAATCTGAGTTAGGAGAGCAAATTGCTAAGAAATGGAGTAGTAATACTACAAGAACTATTAGACCTGGAATTAAATATTATATATTAGATTTAACAAATACGATACCAACTAGAGGTGTTGACGCTGAATACTTGAATTAGCAAGCTCTTAAAATGAATTTGACAGGAACTGTGTATTCTGGATTATATCCTGATGTACAAAATAAATCTTTCGGATTTAAATAATAACAATATGGCAAAAAAGCAAACATTTACTGTGGGTAGTAAAGATAATATGAGAAGTAGGCTTCAAGAGTTAAAGGATTATACATTTAATCCTTTAACTGGAGTTAATATGCCTGAAGAACAATATGAATTTAATATGGCTTAGACTGAACCATTAGAAACATATTCTTTAGAAGAAACTCCTTAGTAGAAACAAAAAGTATCTACAGAAGATGCTAGTTCCACAAAGAATGGAATAGTACCCAACTTTATAGCAGATCCAGTATTCTCATTTATCAATGGTATTCAATAGGATATAGTAGAAAGAGCTACTGGAGATAAACTATTGAATGATAAAGAAAAAGGTGAATTAGAATTTCAAAAAGTATTTCTTGAAACTGAGAGAGAAATGAAGTTGCTAGACCAGCAACTTAATCGTGCTTATTTAGATAAAGACACTAACAAAGTTCATGAACTTTATCCTTAGTATAAGGTAGCGTTTGATACATATGTTAGTATGCTAGATGAATACAAAAAAGTAGCTAGTAAATATTATAATAAATATGGATATCAACCTACTATAGAAGCTAGATTATAGGCTCTTAACGAAGGTATTTCTGAAAAAGATCAGAAAAGTAAAGAGCTTGGGGAAGACATTCAGTTTGGTAGAAATATAATCCATTATACTAATAGTATATATTCTGTTACAGATCAGTGGAAAAAATTAGAACAAGAAGATTGGACGTATCAAGTACCTAGAGCTCTCGGTACTTCTTTTTCTTCTATACAGGCTACAGCAGTTAATTATGCTGCCGTAGCTGGAGCTAATTATCTAGCAGCTCAAGCTGCTGCTTCTCCAGCAGGACCATATTCTCCATTGATTGCAGGAGGCGCAGCATTAATAGGGGCTGGTGTTACTGTAGGTACTGAAGTATGGTCTAGGAATAGAGAATCTCTATCAGAAGTAGCTAATAATTATAAGCAAAATGTATATGAGTATGCTAGTAAGAATAATATAGATATAAATAGTATAGTTGATATAGGTAGAGATGAGTTAAAACGTATAACTGGTATAGAATATTCTAAAGATAAGAATTCTTCAAATTATAGAAGCAATGATGAAGTATTTGAAGATATGTTAGCGTATGATATACCTACTGGTAATGCAGAATTAGACGCGCTAAGATATAGTACTAAAAATAATTTGAAAGATATATATAATCGTAATATGTCTTTAGCTGCCAGTGATGTAGCTCAAGCTGCTACTATAATTCCTGGAGCAGGTAAAGTATTTACTAAAGTATTAGGCAAACTTAATCTACCTGAAAGAGCTATTAATGGTACAGTCAAAGTATTAGATAAAGCAATTGATTATACTACTAAGAAAGTAGCTCCTAAAATGTCCAAAGTAGCTAAACATAGATTATCTAAATATGTGTTAGAACCTACAGTTAGAATAAGTGCTAATGCCGCATTAGAAGGAGTTGAAGAAGTAACGCAATACATGATTGGCAATCGTATGAATGAATAGGATGTGCCTGATACCGATCTGTATAATCCCATTGATATAGCTACCATGTTTATGGAAAATAATGCTATGGCATTAAAAGGTTTAGCGGCTGTAGCTGGTATTAGTGGCGATCCAGCTTTAGATGGAAATAAAGAGTTGGTAGATAACTTTAAAGTAGGCGCAGCTATTGGTTTACTTATGGGTGGTGGAACTACAGCTGTAAATACTATTAATAATATAAGATCTTATAATGCAGGCACAGAATTATCTAGAAATTTAATGGCAGAACATATATCTGCAAAAGAAGATATATATAAGTACATTCAATATGCTAATAAAGCGGATAAGAGAATGCTTAATAAGGAAGCATTTTTGGATGCTATAGATCAACAAATAGAATCTGCTAGTATACCAGATGGATGGACTAAGTAGGATTTAGAGAATGAAAAGAAAAATATATCTTCTATATATGATATCATAAAGAATAATAGTAAAGTAAGAGAGTTTAAAGGGGAAGATAGACATATTGCAGCTGCTATATATAAGCATAAAACAGATATGTATAATAAAGCTATATCTGATTATGAAACTCAAATAAGAGATATATCTCAAAGCTATAATTCTATTAATTCTGAAATAGATAATGTATTAAGTAGTTTATCTGATAGTAGCATTGATAGTGAAAACGCATTACTGTTAAAAACTTATTTGTTAGATAAAGCAAGACTGGAAGGAATTAAAAATTATATCAAAGTATTAGAAGAATCTTAGATAGTAGATAAGGATAAACTAGATGAGTTCTATATAGCTGAAAAAAGTATAGAAAGAGATTTATCTAATTTGTTAGATATTAAAGATAAGTTCTCTATAAATCCTGATGATGTTATTTTGAGCTCTAGAGATAATATTGAATCAAATGCTGTTAAAAGTATTTTAGCAGAAATTGCATTAACAGATGCTAAACAATCATATAAGAAATTTATAAATAGTGATAAAGCCTTAACTAAGGCTGTCTCTATGTATAAGAATAGTATTACTGAAGATACTACAAATCAAGATGAATAGATTCAAGAAGAGAAAACTCCACAACAAGAACCTGCTAATATTGATGAAGAAGATACTCCAGATACTATAACTTTGCAAGATATTGATAAAGTACAGCAATAGGCAGATGAAACTCAAGAACCGATTAATTAGCAATCTGATACACTTGAACAGACATAGCAACAATTAACAGGAGAAACTGAAGAAGAGGAAAAAGCTGTTGCTCAGCCTACTCAAGTTCCTTCTGAGCAACCTGTTCAAGAAGAAGAAAAAGAAGTTACATCTCCTAAATCGTTTTGGGAATTAGGTACAACTGTAGATACAAATGAAGACTATGAAGGGTTAGTAGAAGAAGAACTAACTGAAGAAGATTTGATTAACCCTGACGAAACTATATCAGAAGATAATACTAATAACGTAGCAGACAACCCAGAAGCTACAGCAGATCAAAATGCATCTGATTATGAAGGTACATAGAGTGTTGAAGATATACCTTCTGTTTAGGAGCAGCCTTCAATGCATACAGAAGAAATCATTCCACAAACTCATACTGTTACTAGTAATGCAGAACAACCTTCTGCTCCTGTTACTGAACAAGATATAGAAGATAGTAAAGTATATGATACTGACGATATTTAGGTTAATGATGAAGAACCTACTGAATTAGTATATGGTACTTTGTATTATCAACCAGATAACGATTAGCCTATGTTTAAAGGTTACGAGTCTGGAAGATCATTAAATGAATATCTATCTACTCCAGGAATGCTAGCTGAAAGTAAAATTACGGCTAAAATAGGACCCAAAGATTCTAAATTTGGTGCATACGATCCTACAAATAAATCTACTTGGGATGAAGCTCCTATATATATAGAAATAGAAGCTAAAGATGGTAGAAAGTTTATGGCTACTTTAAAAACTATTGAAGGAGCTAAAGGTATATACAGAACTCATGGTAGAGAATTATCTAAATCAGAAGAAGATAGAATTCGCGAATTACGTAATCAAATTATTGAAGCTAAAATTGATGACCCTAATTGTGAAATAACATTTAAAAATATTACTATTACTAATGGTAATTTTAATGTTAATAGAACAGAAGAAGGAGCAGTAATAAACAGAAATTTATTAGATATATAGTCTCTAGGAGTTAAAGACTTATACAATATATTAGATTCAGAAACTAAATTCGGTATAGGTAAGGGTGTAGCAGATCATTTTATAATCATGGATAGAAACGGTCTTCCAATGAAAGGTAAAGGTGGATCTGGTAAAATATTTGTATATCCACCTGCACAAAATACTCCATCTGGAGTTACTAGAAATATTAAATTAAATGAAGCTAAATTTAGTAATTAGGATGGAAGTCCGTCAGAATTAGCTAGGTATCTTGCAAATGTAATATTATATAGGCAAACTAATAATGAATCAGTATATCCAGAAGATATAATACGTCTTGTAGTTAATTATGGTAATTCTACTATATTAGATCCTTCTGATCCAAGATATGCGTTTTTAGCTGACAAACAGTTCTTTGTAAACTATAAAGACGGATGGGCACAATTAGGTAAAGAACAAGTTCCTTTATCTAAATTAAGAACTAAAGACGGGTTCAATGATCTTGTAGAATTTATTGCTGACAATCTGCATTGGAATACTGAAAAAACTTTATTATGGGATTTCTTACCAAAATCGTTTAAAGAAGCAATGCTAGATGATAATGTAGACCATTTAGAGTTAGCTCCAGGATTAGAATTTGATTTAGAAGATGTAGGATTAAAGAGAGTAAATGGAAAACTATTGACAGACGAAAATAACCCAAATGGGCTTACTACTCTAGCTTACTTAATTAAACATGGAAAATTGTTAAGCGATTTATAGGATAGATTATTTACTAGACCGTATGTATATATTGATTCTCCAATAGTATCCTCTAAACCTACTGAACAACAAAAGAAGTTAGAAGCAGAAGTTCAATCTCCTACTAAGAAGAAATTTAGTTTATATGAAACCCCAACCTTTGATTCTACTGAAGAATTGAGCAGTAAAACTGAGGATAAATCATATGATGAGTTTACAGATGCTGATTCTGATGCTGTATCTAGTTTCTTAGGATTAGATGGAGCTCCTAAGATATTAAACAGTAACTAGTTAAAGCAGAGTAAGTTCATTAATACTAAAAAGGCTAAGAGATGGTTACAAAAAAAGTTAGGTCTTACTGATGAACAAGTAGAAATAACTGATGGAGTTATTAGAGAATTCGCCAATGGCTCTGCCGTGTATGGTATAGCTAGAGCAGATAGTATTTCTATATCTAGCAAAGCTATCGAAGGAGTGCAATATCACGAAGCTTGGCATAGAGTATCTTTACTTATGTTAGATAAAAATACTAGAAATAAGTTGTATGACGAATTCAAAAAACAAAATAATCAGTATAGTAATTTGAGTAATAAACAATTAGAAGAAGTAATAGCAGATAGATTCATGGATTATATGCTTAATGATAAAGAATCTACTTTAAGATACTATATCAATAAGATATTCCGTAATATTAAAAAATTCTTACATATTAATTCTAATATTGATCCTACAAATCTTAATAAAATATTTGATGCTATTAAGTACGGAGATTTTTCTAATTACTAGCTTAATGAAGAATCTATTAAAGACTTCTTAAATTCGTATACTGATGGAGCTTATTATAAAGTTGGTCCTAATAAGGATATAACTTTAAAGCACTTTCCAACTTTACAAGACTTCCATTCTGCATTAGATAGTTTAAAGGCTTGTTTGTTCATAGCTAATGGTGCAAAATATATATCGGACGTATAGAATCTAAGTAATATAAAGCTTAAGAATCTTTTACAGTCGTTTATTAAATCAAATAGAACTACTGTTGAATAGAAAGAAGCGTTACAAGAAATAGTAGATAACTTCGATGTATTTATGTATCATCTACAACCAATGCTTGAATAGATGGGAATTAGATCTATAAATCAAAATATGGATGAAGAATTCCTAGATAGAGAAAGTAATGGTATATAGAACTACGATAAAGCTGGATATGAATTCGATAAGAAAAATAACGCATTAGCTAGTGCAAAAATGTTCTTTGCTACTTTATCTGATACATATTTTAGTTATAAAGATGTTAGTGGAGTAAAAGCTAGGACTCTTAGTACTAGAATTAATACTATTACTGGTTTACCTATGATAGTTAATTATGATACTGCTTATGCTTTAATTCTTAAAAACTTGAGCACAGTAGAATCATTTAGTACTGAGCCAGGGCAAAATCCAGAAACTTCATTGTTAGGTAGATGTGCTAGATTAGCTAAGGGTAACGCTTTCTTTGCTTTCTTATATAAGAGATTGAATGGAGATATTGATATAAATCTCTAGACACAAATATTACAAACTATTAAAAGCTTTGATTAGAATTTTGTAGAAGTGCATTATCAACAAACTGAACAAGGTACATCATTTGTAGTAGATGATGGAATAAATAAAAGAGCTACTAAAATGTATCCATCTACTTGGTCAGATTTGTTCTTTAACTCTTCTTTAGTAGAAAGAACTGAAACTGAAACAAAACCTAATAAAACTGAAATAAATGCAGTTATAAGTAGATTTAATAAATTATATAAGTAGGTGGAAGATAATAGAAATACTATTACTAATACCGATGTAGACACTTATATCAATGAGTTAGTTAATATACTGAACTCTATTGGTATTACTGTAGATCATGATACTATAGAAGGATTATTACCTAACGACAGACCTTATGGTATATCTAAATTAATATTAGGTAATGAAGCTGGAGCATTAAAATATTTATTTAATGGAACACTTCAGAATCTTATAGATAATAAGACAAAATATACTAATAAAAAAGGTATAGCTACAGTTAGACAGTTAGATTAGATATACATGAACTTAGGTAAGAGTAACTTTGTTAATGTATTAGCTCAAGCTCAAGCTGTAACTCATCCTAGTGACACTGAAATATCGGTATTAGGTCCTAATAATAATATTATATTTACTAAGACTTTAAACTGTTTTGTGTCAGATCAAATTAGATGGCTTAATAATCACGATGATGCCACTTTAAAAGACTTGAATGCAGACACCTATTGCAGAAGTTCTTTAATTTTATCTGCTGTTAATAATAATAGCCCTATTAAATTAAACACTTTTGTTAATTTTTATGGAGAAAATAGAGGAGATAAAGGTAGGGATTATCTAAGTATTTCACCTGTTGAGGATTACTTAGCTAAGATGACATTTACTTATAATAATCATATTATATTTCCAACTATGGCTGATAAAAAGACATGGTTTACTATTAGTGGAGTTGGATTATTTAATAAGGAAATGTTAATTACTCAGATTGGTAATAGTTTAAAATTACAATTTAATAGAGGAGCTATAAAACACCTGTACCGCTCATGGGAAGATGAGTATAATACTATTGTAGAATATTATAACTCTTTGTAGGATGTAAAACAACCAATTAAAAATTATCACACTTCAGGTAAAGGTGGTTTATTTAGACATTTTACTGGCTACTATACAAAAATAGATGGTCAACTTAAGTGGATAGATTTAAATGAAAGAATTAAAAACTCTGTAAAAGAAGGTAATATAGTACAGACATTAGAAGAGATTAAATAGGAACTGTTTACTACTCCAAAGGATACTTTCTAGAAGATTAATGATAATCTACATATGCAACTTAAACAAGAAATAGACACTTGCGAAAAGTTAGGTATAATAGAAAGAGACAAAAAGAATCCTAAAATTATCAAGAATAAGCTATTAGATAATGTTGTATTAAATAAATTTAAAGAAATATATTTAGCGCATCCTAATAGTAATGTATCTAATCAAGCAGAAAGATACGCCATTTTAACTATGATTGGTAATCATATGATAAACTATAATATATCTGTACTAGAAACAGAAAAAATATTTACAGGAGATGTCGCTTTCTTTAAAAACGATGACGATAAGATCAAACGTTTAGGAGCTGTATTGTCTACTGGAGACAATCTAAGAACTCAATGGTATACTAGTGTAGATAAGAATATTAAAGAGTATAGAAGGTTGTAGAATAGATAGACTTACACGAATACTACTATTAACGATAACGAAATACCTAGTAGACAACATAAAGAATTGGAAGATTTATTCACTTTCTCTAATACTAGAAAATTACTTATCGAAAAAGAAGGTTTAACAGAATCTCAAGTAGATGAGTTGATGAAAGACCCTAAATCAGCAGAGGAAAAGTACCCTATAATATTCTAGTTGGCTAAAGATTTAGCTGTAGAAGATGCATCAGCATATGGTATGAATAAAAAAGGTACTAAAGGTAATATCAACCAAGCCGATGCTGCTGTGTATATTAGACCTCAGATGTATAGAGATATTGTTAAAATGCTTGGAGAATGGAGTGATGAAATTGAAGAAGCTTTTAACATAATGGAAAGTGACACAGATTGGTTGAATGATGCAGAGTTGTATGCTAAATCTTTGAAGACATTAATTAAACCGCTAAAGACTACTTACTTTGGTTATACATATGATGCTAATTTAAAACATTGTATACCAGTATTCAATAAGATGGCTATGTTCCCTATGTTTAAAGTATTAGCTACTGGAGATAATAGAGAAATATACGATAGAATGAATGCTATTGGCAAGTATAAGGGACTTACTCCTATTGATCAAGTAGCATTTGAATCAGCTGTTAAGGTAGGTATACAAGGAGCTACAGACATATACAAAGATTATAAAAATAATGAAATAAATGATCTAAGTAATATGCATATTACTACTTAGAAGTTTAGAAATCTTAGAAGATAGCTTATAACAGACCCACATACTCATGATAGAACATTATTTGGTACATAGGTATCTACAGTTGCTGTATCTAATCTAGTAATGAATAGAGTATATCAGGAAGATACTAATAATGAAATAACTGGTCAACAAATTAAAGAACAATTGTTTGGTACTATTAATGCTATATCTAATAAAGGCTTTAAAGAAGTAAAAGACATGTTCTTGTCTAATAATACTCTTGATTATACTAAGGCTTCTAAACAGCTAATAAAAGAAGCTAGAGCATCTAATATGGGTAAAGATATAGAAGAAGCTCTTGAAGTAAATCAAGATGGTACAGACTTTAAAGTACCTTTATCAGCGTTGCCAGATAGTAAGTGGGTTGAAACTAAATTAACATCTACTACTAATAAGAAAGCTATTGACTTAGAGTTACCAGGTGGTGCATTTATTCAGATGTCTTCATTTGGATTTAAATCTATAAAAGCTGTAGGTAGTAGAGCTATTAATGATGGTAAACCTCTACTTAATATAAATAAAGACGGTAGTATGGATTCTGTTATATCTATCAATTTATTCTCTCATATAATTCCAGATTATAAAAATAAGAGCTTTGTAGAAGCTAGAGATTGGTTGATAGAACATAAGATTATTGGTCAAGAAGCAGGTCCTATGGCTATGGGTTATCGTATTCCTACACAAGGTCTATCTTCTATTGCTGGTCTTAGAATTGTTGATGTACTTCCTTCTGTAGTAGGTGATACTATTATATTACCAGATGAATTTACTACTCAAACTGGTTCTGACTTCGATATTGACAAGTTATATATAGCAAGATATAACTTTGATAAAGAAGGAAATAAAATAGAATTTAAGAAACAGAAAAGTAATGAAACATTTGAAGCGTATTTAAAAAGAAGATATACAGAAGAACAAGGTGGAGAATTAGAAGAATCAGCTAGAGGATATTCTGCTACTTTCACTTTGTATAACCGATGGTTAGAAAGTATAGGCAGTCCTACAAATGTATATGAAGCTAATAGCAGAGAGGCTAATGAAAACTTGTTACTTGATACATATCTAGCAGTACTTACAGATAAGAAAAATGTAGATGAAACTAGATTACCACTTGATAAAGTAACTGGAATAATTAAGGATGAGATTCTCCCTATTGTTGACGGTCAAGGTAAATTAGGTGATAGAATACCATTTAGAGAGTTATCTCCTACTTATCAAATGAATAAAAAGTATGAATATTCTGGTGGTAAGACTGGTATTGGTCCTTTTGCTCTTAATAATAAAAACCATGTATTAACTCAGTTAGCTAATCTTAAGTTCTCAGACATACCTCTATTACAAAGATTAGGTTTTGTAGGACTTGATGGTATTAAAAGTAGAAATGAAATAGTATATCAGAGAGATGAAGAAGGTAAGATACTATTAGATGAAAAAGGTAATCCTATAAAGTTCCAAGAAGAAGGATTACGTATATTAGACTGGATATCAGCTATGATCAATGCTCATGTAGACGTTGCTAAAGACCCATACGTTATTAGACTTAATGTAAGACAATATACATATAATATATGTAATTTCTTACTTAGAGTAGGTTATGGCAAAGATACATTCTATTTCTTACCATAGCAAATACTTAAAGATATGGCTAGTGCGTATGATAGAGCATCTGGTATATACGGTGTAGATGATAGCAAAAGTAAGACGGCTATAGTAAAAGATGAGATTACTACTATACGTAGATCATACTATGATAAATATAAAAAAGCTGCTACAGAATTAGGTATAAAGAAGTTAGACCTAGAAATGAGCAAAACTGGAGATATTGTAATGCAAAAATTAGATAGTGAAGGTAGATCTACAGGTTTGTACTCTATTGAAGATTTTGCTACTGATATTACAGATAGAGATTTCTTAATATAGCAATTGCAACTAAGTCAGAAAGATAATCTTACTAATGAAGAAACTTATAATTACTATAAGAATCAAATATTGATATCTGAATTGTTTATCCAACTTAATGATTTAGCTCAAGATATGTCTAAGTTAGTTCAATTATCATAGATTGATACTAAACGATTTGGTGGAAACTTCATCGAACAAGATAGATTTTTATATAGATTAAAAAGTCTTATAGCTAATTCTACTTTGTTTAACAAAGATGATATACTAAACTATTTGAATAGTACATTCTTAATGACTAAGATTAACAATGGTATTGTTGGTCCTTCTGATATGTTTAGTGATATAATGATCAGAGGAAAAAAAGATTTTAAATCCGCTATAAGTCAAGTACTTACTATGATAAATAGAATAGATACCAATGATGAATCTTTAAATAAAACTATTTCTAATGAACTAGAAGGATCTTTAAGATACTCTTTCTTAAATCAAGAAGGTGTAGATTTGTACGATATGTTTTATGGTGCAGATACTATGGCTAAAAGATTATCAAAAATTAAAGCAGACATATTAGAAGGTAAGTATCCAGAAATGCTTACATAGGATGGCAAAATAGGTAATCAATTACTTAACTATCTTGGTACTTTAACTAGAATGAGTACTGATAAGTATAATGCTCCAGATATTATCATAAAAAATAGAATATCTGATGATGATAAATATTTAAAGTAGAGTCTTAATCAATATTGGGAAGAATTATTAGAATCTGATTATCCTGAAATAAAGCAATTTGCTCAAGATTTAATAAGATATCAATTAGCTACTACTGCTGGTAACTTTACTAAGAATGGTATATTTAACTTACTACCAATAAGTGCTATACAAAGTACTGGTTACGCAGATTATATGAGAAGTGTTACAGAAAGGTTTAATATTACTGATTTGGATTTTGATAACTTCTTCTTAAACAATTGGACAAATAATAAAATTGTTAAACCTGTTCAGTTATACAAAAAGGTGTTTAGTTCTGAAACAGATAAAGTAGAAGATCAATTGCAATTCCCTGTATTATTCAGTGAAAATAAAAATCGTAACGGAAATAAGTATCCAGTAATGATGATACCTAATTATAGACCTGTTGGTAGAAATGAGTCTAAACAGAATGTATATACTCCGTACATAAAGGTAAAATTGGCATATGACAATGATCCAGCTAACACTATTTTATACAAATATGTTGGAAATATATTCGACGACAAAGATCAAGAACGACCAGTATATGTAATAACTAATAAGAAGGGTTTAAATCAAGAAGGTAGAGTTGTAAAAGAATATGATAATTATTCTAATTCTATGTTTGAGTTTAATAATATTGATGGGGTATTAGATGCTAAATCAGCATTTGGTACTAATAATATTAAAAATATTATTAACTTAGGTAACAAAATGAATAGGTCTAAGTGGCTTAACATTATTAATAGTATAGAATTAGTACGTGATTATAAACCTGTTACAGTAGCATTGAATACTAGTATAGAAGAATTGTAGAGTGCTCCAACTAGAAATCACGTATCTACTGCTCCTACTTCTATTGCCTTAGAAACTGTTGAATATAAACCTTCTACTGTAAATATTGTTGGAGATCACATCACATTTAGAAATGGTAAAGTTGTAAATACTCCGTTTAAATTAAATAAACAACAAGAACATGCGTTATTAGTATTAGAAGATTTTATTAATAATCCTAGTAAGTATGACAATAGCGTGACATTATCTGGGTATGCTGGTACTGGTAAAACTAGTATTATTAGTATATTTAATAAATACTTAAACAGCATAGGAATAGAACCTGTATTTAGTGCACCAACTCATAGAGCTAATGCGGTTACTAAAATGAATAACCCAGATTCTTAGGTTATTACTTTGCATTCAGCATTTGGTTTATCCCCTATTGTTGATTTGGATAGTAGTAATTATGATCTTAAGAAGTTAAAAACAGAACAAATACGTAAACCTAAAATTAAACCTGGTCAGTTACTTATAATTGATGAAGCTTCAATGGTTAGTAAAGGTTTGTATAACTTTGTTGAAGATTTCAAAAAAGAAAATAATGTTCAAGTAATATACATAGGAGATCCTGCTCAATTATCGCCAGTATCAGATAATGCAATATCTCCTGTATTCTAGAATAAAGCTACTAATGTAGAACTTACTAAAGTAGAAAGAACTGGAGATAACCCTATTCTAGAAGAAGCTACTAATCTACGAAATGGTAAATCGTTATCTTTTACTACTAAGCTAGTAAATGGATTTGGAGTTGAGTATATGCACGATGGTGAACAACCAAACTAGATTATCAAAGATATAGTCAATTCTAATGAATATAAAACAAATCCTTTTAATTTTAGAATACTTAGTGCTACTAACGCTATGATACCTACAGTAAACGATATGATTAGAAAGCAATTATATGGAGATACTCCTAATCAGATTGAAGTAGGTGATTTACTTATGGGATATGATAATGTTACTATGAATGATGGAGAAGCACAAGCTGAAATAATACGTAATAGTATAGACTATAAAGTAGCTAGTGTTAGCAATAAGATAAGTAAATAGATTATATCTGTTATTAACGGTAGTGTAATAGCAGAAGTAGAAGGATACGAAGTTACATTAGTTAATGCTATGGACAATGAAACGGTATCAGATAAGGTATTTGTATTAGATAATAATACTAGTACTTAGAACTTAAAAGCTATAGCTAATGAAATAGAAAGTATTAATAAGATGATATCTAAAGCATTTATGTCTAGAGATTTTGATACTGTACGTATTGCTCAAAAAGCTCTATCTGATATTAAGTTGAATACTATAACTATGAAAGATTATCAAGAAAATGGTAGACTTAAGATTAGGAAATCTATAGACTATGGATATGCTCATACTATTCATAAGTCATAGGGTGGTACATATGATAAAGTTATGATATATTATGATACGATTACTGGTGCTAAATTTGATACTGATACCCAACAATAGCTTAAGTATGTGGCTGTATCTAGAGCTAGAGAAAATGTATATATTGTAACAGATAATAAGTTGAACGATCCTGTAATTGTAGATAATACAATAGAAGTAAGTAAACGTGAAAATAATATTGATGATTCAACTATAAGCAAATTGGCAAAGTTGGGTAAACAAAGAAAGAATGAATGTAATGGATAATAATTATGCAGTGTTTGAATTTAAAAAATAAAGAAGTTAAAGCAGCAGTAGATGAATTAACTACTGTGCTAGGCAGCGAAGATGCTGCATATTATATAGTATCTGAAAATAATGGTTATGCAATTGACTAGGCTCCTGATGGAGCTTAGTCTACTGTATTTCTCAGATATATGAATGATTACAATGGTGATAGAGATGCGGCTATTAAAGCCATGATACAACATTATATTCCTGAAACAGTAGAAGATCATATGGATATGTAGTTATCTATGTTTCCAAAGTTGTTTACAGAAACAGATGCTCACGCTACTTTGTCTAATATGGTAAATAGTGGATTATATTACTAGGAACAATTTGCTAAAGACTTGATGAATCAATATTCTCCAGAAGTATTGAAAACCATAAAGGTTAAATTAGTGAAAGAACTAGGTGGTGCTATGGCTTACTATGCTGATACTAATACAATAGAAGTGTTAGATAAGATATTTGACAGAGAGTTACCAGAAGATATAACGAGACACTTCAATCATGAATTAATTCACGCTTATACGGTACATGAATATGATAATAATCCTATTTTTAAAGCTCATGTTGACAAGATCTACAACAGATTGGATAATATATTTAACAAAAAAGAACATCCTCGTAAAGGGCTTTATTATGGCTTAAAATCTCCTAAAGAGTTCATATCTGAAATAATGTCTAATACAGCTTTTAGAGATTTAGTAGGTAAACATGATATGCCTATGTGGCGTAAATTCTTATCTAATATAGTTAAAGTATTAGGATTGAACAAATTAGCTAATAAAATAGAAGGGTATACTTTTGTAAAACTTATTAATGAAATATCAGATATCATTGAAGATAGAAACAGTAATCCAGATATAAACAGACTTGGAGATGGTATATTCTATATGGAAGATAGTGATCCAGAATTGGATAAATTATCTAAAGATAGTAAAAAGATATTGGATAAGATTATGAATGGTTTAAATGGTCGTTATAGATCTTTAAGAACTCAAAACTATCCACCATTACAACTAGCTAAACTATAGCAATAGATTGATATGTATCATGATATGCTTTAGAAAGGTGAAGATACGCAAGTGTTAATTGATTTTATTAAAGAATCTTCAATAGCATTTAAACCAGTAGTAAAGCGAATAAGGAACGCATACATGAATCCTGATTTAATCAGTAATGAACGTCTACTTTAGTTCTAGAATGATTTTTTAGATTTCTATGGTCCTATTATTAATGAAATCAACAAGAGATTAAATCTACAAGGATACTTTAATGATTTAGATAAAGATACTCGCAATTAGTTAAACACTAGATTAAACCTAATTTATAGAGCTTACTTAGAAATATCAGGTAAATATGATAGTATCTTAAAAAGCAAAGTAGAAACTTTAATTAAGCAATACTCAGAAGCATATAAAGTACCTAGCGAAGATGTAGAATCTTATATCAACGATAGACTTAATAATTCTAATTCTGATATTAATTATTTACGTGTAATATTATAGAGTACCAAATCTGTAGATGATTTAGCTATTAGATTAGCTCATAGAATTATGACAGATATTAATAATGAAGTAGGTAGATTTGCTAATAACAAAGCTCAAACATTGATAAGAGAGTTTGATAAAATTGACAGAAAGGATTGCTTACTCTACTTTGAAAAGGATAATAACGGTAATACTACTGGATACTTGGTTAGAGATAGAAATTATGGGCAATTTAGATAGGATATGAAGAAATTCTTATCAGACTTAGATTCAAGGTATGGAGTAATAGATAACAATTATACAGCTTTAGAATTAGAAGACTACTATAACTATTTAAAAGAAAAGGAATAGTGGTTAGAACAACATTGTGAACGTAAATTTAAACCAGAGTATTATAGAGCATATAACGAACTGCATCCAAATACTAGATTACGTCTAAAGTAGATAAACACTGAAATAAACACTTTAATTGAAGATGTTACTGATAAAACTGGACCACATTTAGAACGCCTTACAAATAAACAATGGTTATAGTTAGATAGTCTTTACTCAGTAAAAAGAAACTTGGCTAACGATTATTATCAAAATGGAGAACTTAAGAGTGGGGAAGATAAAGAAATAGCAGAAGATTTATAGAAGTTTTATGAAACTATTGGGCAAGGTAAGATTAAATCAACTAATTATTCTCAAGAAGAAATATAGAATATAATAGACCAAAAGAAATAGGAATTGTCAGAAGATTCATTTAACAAATGGATGCAACGTAACATAAGCTATCAATATACTGAGGAATTTACTAATTTACTTTAGAGTCTAGAAAGAGCTAATATGGGAGAAGATTAGCAAAAGTATGACGATTTGACAGAAGAAAGAAAAAAATTATTAAATCTAGGTAGGAATAATAATCAGCCTTTAACAGATGCTTATAAACTATAGGAAGAAGTAAAAGCTAGGTTATTAGAAATAGATATAGAATTAAATGCTTTATATAATAAGCATAAAGGAAGTAATTCTGAATTTTCTAAGATAGCTAAAATAGTAGAGACACCTGAATATTATGCAGATAAAAAGAAATATAAAAGTTTAGGTACAGAAGTTTATGATGAATGGGTTGAAAAATCTCATACTTGGGTAAATGGTAAACCTAGCCCAGTATCCTATTATAAAATGCTAGTTCCAAAAGATAGTAAGTATATAGAAATGAGATTAAGTAGAATGAACTAGGAATTAGATAAAGATTCAGAATTAGTTAATGAAAACTATAACTTCGAAGATCCAGAATATTATCAACCAAAGAAATCATTATATGATAATACAAAAGCTTTCAAAGAAGCCACAAATACTAAGTAGAAAAAAGAAATATACGATCTAATAGTAAATACTATGGATGAAGCTAATAATAAAATTAGCTTTTTAAAGAAGCGTGAAAGTTATAAACTTCCACAGATTACTGGGGATGTAGTTGATTTTACTACTAGAGGTAACAAGTTTTCAGAAGGTATAAAATCCTTTGCTTTAGATAATATTATAGCTAAATAGGATGATGCTGAATATAGTTTAGACAACTTTACTTAGAAACCAGATGGATCTCAATTGTAGTTCGTACCAACCCACTATGTAAAAGCACTAGATGACCCTGAACATATTTCTAGGAATCTAGTAGGTATATTAGTAGAATATTCTAGAATGGCTGAGAATTATCGTCTAAAGAATGAAAAACAAGCTGATTTTGAACTAATAAAGAATGAAATAGCTAAAAGAGATTTTACTAAGTTTAATTTTACTACTAGGTCTAAACAAGATATTACTGGAGATAAAAGTAATTTATATAAAAAATACTAGGATTTTCTAGATATGAATTTATACGGTTAGTATAAAAGACCAATTGTAGTAAATGTATTAGGTTATAATATATCTGTTACTAAAATATTAGACAATATCAGAGCTTATGCTACAGCTTCTAACTTAGGTAATAACTTTCCCGCTATAACCAAAGCCCTATTTTAGGGTATTCATAAATCTGTAGTAGAAGCTTTAGCTGGTAGATATTTTAACAGTAAAGAATACTTTAAATCTTTAGCTACTAATACTTTTAATATACCTAACATGTTATATCACTTAGGAGATACTAAACATAATAATCTTAGTCTAGCTATACTAGAGTATAATGAAATTGCAAGAGATGTAAATTCTAAAGTAGAGCATTTATAGTATAATCGCATTGTTAGAGTATTTAGAAAATATTTAGTATGGGGTGGATGGAGTGCAGTAGATTATATAGTTAAAGCTCCTATAGTAAATGCTGTATATGCTGACTATAAATATATTTCTCAAACCAATAGTATTATGTCCAGAAGATAGTATATACGTCAGTATTATCCTAATGATTATAAAAAAGGTAGCAAAGAATTTGATAGAATTAATACATTTACTTTGTTAGATGTTTATGAGGCAAAAGATGGTAAACTGTCTATAAAAAGTAAGTATAGTAAATATTCTGATTTGATTAATGATTAGAATTTATAGAACTCTGTTAAAAATATAGCTAAGTTCTTAACTAATCGTATTGATGGTGTATTGTCTACAGAAGATAAGACTAAACTAATGACTAATGCTTTTGGAGCAGCTGTTTTTATGCATCGTTCTTTCTTTATCAATAATCTTGAAGATAACTTTTTAACTACAAGATAGTATAACCCATATGTTGAAGATTATATAGAAGCTAAATATAAATCTACATTTAGTGTTCTATATAAATTTACATATAATATATATAATAGTATAAAATATAGTAAAGATAAAGAAAGTAGAAAAAATCATAGAAAAGGAATTGATAGTGTTGAATCGTATAATTTTAGAAGGACTGCTATATAGATAGCCCTGGTAATGATGTATTCTATATTATCAGCTATCTGGTTAAGACCAATGGCAGATAATGATGAAGATGAATACTTATTGTAGTTAATTGGTTACGGAGTAGCAGGAATGAGTTTTGAAGAAAGAGCTGAATATAATCCTATGGATTTCTTCAATCAAATTAAATCTCCTTCTGCTGCAATAGCACCTGTAGAAAATGTTAGTAATCTTGTAAAACTATTAGACCCGTTCTCTATTGAGAATAATTGGGATAATGAAGAAATTAAAAAAGGTCCATATAAAGAAATGACTGTATGGTAGAGAACATTAATAAAATCTATTCCTGGTTTAAGAGGGATATGGGAATCAAAAGATATTAGAACTAAATGGGAATACTTAGATAGTCAATTGGATAAGACAACTAATAGTAATGATTAAAAAAACAAAGCCGTAGGTCTTCACAGATTCTACGGCTTTTTTATACCCATAAATATAAACTAATAAGCAAAAATATTTCTTGTCCAAAAATTTATTTCATTTGCAGGTGGATCTTCTTCACCTACTATTTCTTCCCTTTCTTCTAAACTTTTGTACTCTGTAATATCATGTTTTGTTTCTAATAATCCTTTTAGATAGCTTAAGCACATATTTTTCCAAAAGAGAATAATCTTCTCTTTATATTTATAAGATATATCATTATAGAAACCATCTTTAATAGTTTGAATAACATTCTTATATTCATTTGGAATTATAAATATATACTCTTGATATAGGATACTATTAATAGATATAAGTTTACTATCATATAAATATTTGTTTTCTCTCATATAATTATTGACACTACTATATATATTAGTATCATATTCAAATAAAACAAATATATGACTATCTAAATAAGGTCTATTAATATCAGAAATATAGGCGTTTACAAACTTATATTTATCATTAAATAGTTTATTAGAATCGAATAGAAAAGGAAGTATATAACGTGTAGTTAGTGTTCTGTTTCCAATTATCATCACAGTTCTTCTGTTCCATCACCTTTGTAATACTCAAGTGTGTGGTCCCATTGATCTGTACTGATATGTTCTGATATTCTTCGGAGAGATTCTGATATTAAAGCGATCTTCTCATTGAGAATAGTATCGTTTTTCATATTGAATACTCTAATTTCATTATTAGTGTCTTTGCCTATTGCAATAATATATGCTTCAAAGTCATATTCTTCAGAATTAAGATTTAATATTTCTTGCATATACCATTGTATTGCTAATCCATAATAAGCAATTTGTCTGTAATAATCGTATTCTTCTACTGAATGTTTAAAATTATATACATTAACAGTAGTTTTTAAGTCGATAAGAATTATTTTCTTATTAACATGGTCAAAGCATACTCTATCTAGTAGAGATTTGCATTTAATATTATGAAACTTCTCTACTTCCCAATTAATATGGAACTCATTGTGAGTTTCAAAAGTAGATGGTAAATTAAACAATAGCTCGTTTGCTTTCTTATGATTCTGAATATTTTCCTTAATCTTTTTAAGCATTTGTAAATCAGCAAAGCTAATTATCTTTCTGTTTTCATCTACTTTACTTAGATATTCTAAGTAATCTTGATAAAGCATAATAAGACCTTCTGCTTCTTCAATACATTTCTCATCAGATTTCTTATTACTATAAGCTTTTTTATAAGCAGATAGTTTAAGTTTATCTTGAGATTCTAATGGATTTACTTGCATAAGTCTATGATACTCGTCTAATAAATCTTTTTGCTGTTTTACTTTAGGTGCTGCAAAATCAAGAATAATATAATCTTTCCAAAATTCATCTGGTTGAAGTAAGTATTCATGTATCATAGTTCCTTTTTCGAGAAAACTATAATCTAATTTAGCAACTTTACCTTCCTTATAATCTTTTAAACCTTTTGGTCCATTTTTAAGAAAATATCCAATGTCGCTGTTAGAGTAACGAGACATATCCTCATAGTAAGGAGTATCTATTACCATCTTGTTCATTTTTAATCCTCCATATCATTGATTACAGCTGAATCAAGAATTTCTGCTGAAGTATTCCATTCCACTTCATCTTCTTTATCTTGTTGTAGTTCAATTTCTTTAAATGTCTTAAGCCAATCTGCTACATTGTTATCGTATGCTTGACTAATAAGCTTATCTAATAATGCTTGTTCTACTTGTTTCTTTTCTTTTTCCGTCATAATATCTAATACTACAAATTCATAATTTTTCTTGAAGTTATAGCAATCATTTAATCTAGAACAATTGTATCTTCCAGAATTTACATCACTAGATCCATCATGCCAATGTCCATATAGATGATATTTACTTTTTCCAAAAGAGTGAAAATCTAATGTTTTATTGTAAAATGGATTATCGTGAGTTAATAATATATCACATTTAGGTATATTATTATATTTATTTAGATTACTAAAAGCCCATTTATCTTCCTGAAATTCAATAGGTTCTATCCAAGGTGTGCCATAGAATTTAATATCTTCATATGTGTATAATCCATCTATAAGTATTACTAATTTATCTTCTGTTCTTACATACATATCTTGTCTTAATTCATTAAGATATTTCTTATTATACGCGTCTTCTAATAGAAAATCATGGTTTCCTGGTACTAAGATAACTTTTTTACAAGGTTGTCTTTTAACCCAATTAGTAAATCTATTATAAAACCAATGCCTAGACTGTTCAATATTTCTTTGTACAGATAAAGGCATTATATCACCACAAATACATAATACATCGCATTCAGGTACAGTAATTAAATTACCGTGTATATCACTTATTCCGCATATTTTCATACTATTTAGTTGAAATATTTAAATATTGTATTATATCTTGTAAAGATATATCTTCATCTTCAAGAGATTTTACTTCTTGCATAAAGGCTATTATATTATCTATAGACAATAAGCAAATATTATCATTACAAAACTTAATTACTTCTTCTTTATTTTTAATATTAAGATTATCTGCTATTATAGGCAGTAACTCAATATTTTCATTAGCATCATAATTACGTACATAACGAACTCGTGAACATCTATCTTCCATATATTCACTTATGTTACTTGTATCATTACAAGTCATAATTATAAGCTTTTTAGCGGTCTTTTCAACTCCATCCAAGAAATCTAACATTTTTGTAGTATTAAATTTCTTTTCTATTTCATCAAATAAAATACATACAGGAGTTTCAAAAGTTTTAAAGAAGTTTATTAATCTATTTTCAGGAAATTTAGGATCTATTATAATAATTGGTAAGTTAGACTCTTTAGCTAATAGTTTAGCTGTTACTGTTTTCAATTTTGTTATCGTTAGGTTTTTTATCCTAACTTCTATAACTTCTAATTTGTTATAGTTCAGCGTACATTTTCATCTTTCTAAAAATAGTTAAGATGGAGAACACTCTTGGGAATATTATATTTATTCAATTCCTACGCGTTACGCAGCTATAGATCCTTGCGAAATATCTATAGTTTGCTCGGTATTAGCATCACAGCCTTCACCGATTTTGCTCTCTAATAATTCATACAATTTCTTATATGAACGGCAATATTGTTTATATTATTACCAGTTCCTTTAGTTCCTGCTAATAATACTCCTGTTGTATTACTAGTAGTAGTGTTAAAATAGTTAATTATTCTTTTTCTAAAAATACTATCACTTTTAGTTTCATATATAGTACTAGGTAAATTTAGTTCACCATTTTCCTTAAATATACTTCGCTCATTCCATCCATCCCACTCTAGATTATATACTTGATTAGGTATTAATTCATATTCGTTACCTTTGGGTACAACAAATATTTCTTTACCTATTTTAACAAATTCCTTTTTATTCATATATTATGATTTTAGTGTATTGATTAAATTATCAACATCTTTTTTGTTATGAACTATATAAAATTTAGTATTTGGTTCATTTAGACTCAAATAATATTTAAATAGTTTTTCTCTATTTGCCCAAGCGTCATTAGGATATCCTTTACATTCAATAACAAAGTCTTTTCCTACAAAATCGGGTAAATAAGTAATAGCTCTAATCTTAGAGTTATTATAAGTAAAAGCTGGTAATAAAGTATATCTATGTAATTCATAGTCTACTTTAATATCAGCTTCTTTTAATTTCTAGTACATATAAGCTTCTAGTTTAGATAGAAATGTTATTCCATCTATTTCTTGTTTAGTAGCATTACGTACTTTCTTATTTTGTTTCAACATAATTTACAGAATGATTGATATTTCCTTTAGAAAGAGAAAAACGTTCTAATCGTTCATAATATTTTCCTTCTTTAGTATAACCAATAGTCATTAAAAATGAATAATCTTTTCCATTACGGAATGAATTAAATAATGCTGATATAGAACTACCTAAAAACTTACGTTTTTGGTTCCATTCAGTAAGCCCACCATTTAATAATATACTAATAATGTCAGCAGGAAGTAATAGTATTTTTCCTAGGATAACAGTTAAGTCAAAAGGTATAGCTAATATTTTACCTATAGTTTTTAATAGTTTCATATAACCAATTTTTTATGTTTTCAAATCCATTTAATTTTATTGCATCAGATATATCTTTTGCTTTCCATTTCTTATGTACTAATAATGGTTTTAAACCTGTTTTAAGGCTTATTTTACGAAGATATTTAATTCCAGCTGTATCTCTATCAAAACATATTAAAATGTGTTTAAAACGCTTCTTAAGGTTATCTAGAACATCATCTGGAATAAATGTAGATTCTGATGCTGGAGAAATAGCAGATATACCCATTTCATACAAACACATAACATCTTTTAGTGATTTAGTAATTATGAGTAGATTATCAGTTTTAGGTAACTGTTTAAATCCTTGTATATCATACTGTCCTAAATTATTTCTCCATTTAGTATATTTATCTGCTAAAGGTCTGTATATTTTAAAGTTATTATAAACTTTATAAGCATACATGGGATTTTCTTTTTTATAAATCCCTTTCACTATACCATTGCAGAGATAATATTTAATACTATTTACATTAAATTTCTTTAGTGTGTCGATACAGATATTAAATTGCGACCAGTAATTGATGTCTTCAGCTGTAAAATCTTGCCGAACTACACCAATTACTGTTTCTGTTGACGCTATATATTGCTTAGAGCTAACGAGTTTGGTATCGCTAGTAATTTTAAGTTTGTCTACTATGTCTAGTAATATATCATTATAATTGATTATTCCAGTATATAATGACACAAACTTTATAACATTACCGCAATCACCTGTTCCATGATCTTTAAAAAGTAGTTGTTTTGTACGTTTAGAATAGAATATCCCAAATGAAGGATTTTTATCCTTTCTAAATGGACTATTATAAATCATACCTACTTTAAATTGACCTAAATAATGAGCATATATATCATACTCTGTTACTCTAGATAATATCCAATCTAAAGTAATATCGCTAAGTTTAGCTTTTTCTTTATCGTACATATGCTTTCTGATTTTGTTTGTCTAAGTAAAAGGACTCGAACCTTTTGATGTAGCCTTATTCTACAGTTACTTAGTAATAACGTGTGCCTAAATTAGGCACACTTATCAATTCCTAAAAACGAGGCTATTGCTAGCTTACGTAAATATTATTTTTTTCTAAATTCTAGTTTAGAAAGGTAGGTCGTCATCTTGCTTACTCAAAGCATCCCCTACTTCTGCTGGAGATGATATAGTAGATTGCAAGGGATCTACCTGTTTTTCTGCATCTGCTTCAATAGGTTTATTAAATTGGTCAATACCTAAAGCTACAATAGCAGAACTTTGTCCTTCTGGAAGTTCCATAGGTTCAATAAATGTATATGCTGAATATCCAGGTAAAGTAGTATAACCACTTCTGTTATATACTACTTTAACACGTAATAAAGTATCTTTATTTGCATTATTCAACATATCTACGATAAATTGAGCAAATTCTTCAAATGAAGATCCAGTAAAGTTAATTTCTTCGTCTTTATAGAAACACCAAAGAATTTGTAACATACGCTTAAACTGTCGATTTTCAGCTTGTTGTAAGTCTTCGTCTGTTACTACATATTGTCCTTTCTTAGGTTTCCATTCAGTGTGTTTCAAAGTAGCTCCATCTTTTTCAAAAGTAATCTCTAAAAAGGTTAATCCTGTAGGACTTACTTCAGTACGAGCTGATTTTAATTTTACATTTTCTTGAATACCTGCACCAATATATTTAATATCTTTTGTTTCAATGCTTTTTGCTAATTCCTTGTTATACATAACTTTCTAAATTTTAAGCTGCTAAATAAATTTTATCCCAATGTGTTTCAATGTTATTGTTTTCATCACTTTCAGCAATAACAATTTTTTGTCCTCTTAAATGAGGAGCTCTAGCTTCTCTTACAGAGTTATCTCCACCTTCAAATGAAATAATAGTTTCATTCTTTTTACGATAGACATAGCCTACTGCATCAGCTTCACCACAAACAATATCTCCTAGTCTTCCAACTAAATCTATAGCCATTTCAGTTAATTCTTCTCCTTCTTTATTAATCATTTTATCTTTAGTATGACCAACAAGAATAAAGTTATCACATAAGTCTTTAAACATATTAATAACTTTCTTAACTGCTTCTCTTAGATATAGATATCCAGAACCGTTAGGTAATTGTCTAACATCAGTTCCAGTATATGTCTTTCCCATTGGAGTCTGTCTGTAAAGTGTGGCTGCATACGGCAGACACATTTCCTCTAATCTAGTAGCGTTATCAATAGCTATATACTTATAAGGATTTGTGCCTGTTTCTTTAATCTTAGCTCTAATTGCATTAGCAATTTCTCCAAGATCAGCTACACTTCTAGCTTGTACAGATAAAGCTTCAAGAAACTCAGAACCACCCTCTAAATCTACTATTAGACAGTTATCTAATGTAGATAATAAAGTAGTCTTTCCTGATTTTGGTTTACCAAAAATAATTAAAAATCTAGGATTTTGTACTTTTGGTTTATTTTTTTCTGTAGGTAGTACTAACATACTTTTATTATTAGTACTTTACTTAGCATGATATTATTCTGATATTTTATGATAGTATAAGTAAAGCAAGGTTTATTATGCTGCAATATTAATATTAATGTTAATAATAACGTTATTAATGGTTTCTTTCTGTTTTTCACTTAAGTTCTTAGGTAAGATATAATAATTACCACATTTAGGAACATAAGTATTACCAACTTGAACAAAGTTTTGATAAAAACGAACTGGTACACCAAGCCATTTAAAATCATAACCTTTATCAAAGTTACCATTTACTGATTTAGCATAGTCATCGAGTTTCTTCATAGCTATATCAAATTGGTCAAGAAGATTATATTTTTCATACTTATAGACACTATTGAATGGACAAGTATAGCATGGCATATCTGCGCAAGGACATGTCCAAGACGATGGACGTAATGCAGATACGTGATATTTAGGAGAGATACCAAATGCAATATAATCATTAGGACCTGCGTATTGCATACTAGTTTGTTTATTTTTAGGACCATCTATACCGTCTATAGTTAAGTATGGATATTTATTAGCGATTGTATTAATCAAGAAATTCTTCAATTCACCTGTTTTATCGTATTTCTTTTCCGGAAGTTCAATCAAAAATTGTTTCATAATTTCAGCCTTTAAATTTTTTTAAAAATAACTTTTTCTTTATTTACTTCTGTGTTTGTTTCAATCAAGTTACCATATTTTAGTTCATTATCAAATGCTAATATGCAAGGTTCTCCAGCATCTCTTACTTTTAAGAAATGTAGATATACCTTATTTTTTACAGGTAAACGATTGACACCATAAATTGCTAATCCTAGCAATTCTGGTCTTGATAATGCCATAACAAAGTCACTAGCTTGAAATATAGCATCAGAAGCTGCTAAGTCACTCCTCATCGGATAATGACTACTTGGATTATTAAGTCTGTCAGGTTGTTCAATATTTCGATTCATCTGTGAAATCTGTATTATACTAGTAAAAGATAATTTCTTCATTCGTATAAACATTTTCTGTAAATCTACTATTGTACCTCTTTCACTGTCTCCTTCGACAAGAAGAGCATGGTCTAATATTACAATTAACCACTTGTCTTTTGCAATATTATCGTGAAAGTATTTTATAGTTTCTTCTATCTTTTCTACACTGCAAGGAGTATCTACATAATATATTGGATACTTCTTAATAGATTCTACTGTAGTTTTTACTTTAGCAAAATCTTCATCAGATAAATCTGCTTCAGCGCTATATAACTCTGAAGTTGTTTTTCGTAACTTATTACTTAGCTTTCTACCTATTTGTCTATAACTAAGCATTTCGAAACTAAAACTGAGAATAACTATATCCTGATCAGAATTAAGGTCAATTAAATCAGTTTCTAATGTATTAGCAAATGCTGATTTGCCAGAACCAGAACCTCCTGCTATTGTTAATATCATATTTGGTTCGATTCCGCCACATGTAACTCTATTGAATTTACTCCAACGAGTTTTTAGTGGTACTATAGTATGGTTTTTCCTATTTTCTATATATTTAACAGATTCATCTGCTACTTGAGAAATAGTTTTAAATAATATTGGCTCCATAAGCTATTTCATTATTTATATCTTGTTCCATACTAAATTGCATTTCTTCTTCAGTAACTTCCCACTCTCGTTGAGTGAGCCATTTCCACATTGTTTTCATATATCCTATTTTACCAGTTATCATCTTATTATCAATTTCAAACTGAAGACACTTGATTAAATGTTCATGCATTGCTCTAGATTTTCCGACAATCCTATTGTATTCCTTTCTACATTTGTTAATATTAGAACGTAGGAATCCTTTAGTACCATCAGGTCTAGTAACATACACTGGAAATACTTCATAGAATTCATCAAACCAAGATTTATCTTGTTTAAGACGTTTTCTTGTATCTTCTGAAATACTATAAATTTTACTATCACCAGAAGTTATAACTGTGATAATGTTACTGTCGACTAACTCTTGAATTTCGTTCTCACTAATTCGGCTGAGAAATTGGTGAATGTCTTGATTATTACTTTGATTCTCATTCAAAACAAGAGTTAGAAATACTAATTGATTAATTGACATTTTTCCATAAATGTCGAATAACGATGTATCTAATTCTAGTATCATAATATAGTTTTATTTTTATGAGCTAGCTGATATCATCTGAAAATATTTGTTAAAATAAGCTCAACTGTTTAGGTTCAAGCTCTTCTATTATCTTAAGGCACTCTTTTAAATAGTACCGATAATTAATCTTTCTTTCTTCTATAGGTTTATTATCAAATTTGTTTAATATAGTAATACCAGATGCTGTTAATAGATTAGTAAAATTAGTTCTTCTACCTTCAGAATCTACTAAACATTTATATAAATAAGGACCATTAGTAGATGCATAAAACCTATTTATACGTTGTATAAGGTTATTATTATATTCTACAGAGAACTTCTTATCTACTTTCTGGTAAGTGAGAAACTTATTAATATCTTTACAATTATAAATAGTATCTCTTACTGGTATATTATCAACAAAATAATCTCTAATTGCTTCAGGAATTATCTTAGGAGACATACCTTTGCCGAGTAATACTTTAGTAATAAACATACCTTTTTCTTTTATATAATCATCTTTAATTGCATCTAAAGATGTATAAGGTTTGCCTTTTTTATTTAAAGCTTTTTCAGGATTTGTTTTAAATAGTTTCTTCATTTCCTGATATCCTTCAGATACTGCTATATAATCATTGATAGCATACTGATACATAGCTTCAAAACGGTCTTCTTCTAATACAAGTTTAGTTTGTTGTTCCCAACTTCTACATATTTCTTGTACTTTACTATAATAATCTTTTTTAAGTAATACAAATAGACCATCTGTGTTAGCTTGTACTATTCTACAACCTATATCTGTTAACGATTCAGCTAACATAAGTAATAACAGCTGACCATTAATTCGGATTTGCATAACTGCAAATGGACTATAACAAAAGTTATGTTCATTTTGTAAGTTACCACTTAATCCATTTAAAGCTAATTTTAAGGTTTCGTTTTTAACTTTATTACCTGTATGTTTAGCTTCAATTCGTTCGTTCTTAATCTGTGAATATACTTCTAAGAACTCTGGACCTAAATGTTTAGGATAAAACTTATATTCTATTAGCATACTAGGATATAGAGATGCAACGTCAATATCTATTAACATTTCATCTTCCTTAGGAATAATTATTTCTGGATTGTTTACAGAATGTATTCCTCCGACTCCTACTGAATATCTTAAACCTCTAAATACAAATTTATTTTCATATCCTTTTCTTCCTGGGGAAACTATCTGATTCTTCATATCAGATAATACGTTTTTTAGTATAGGATCTCTATATTCAATAAAAGGCAATATTACTTCATTTAGTGCTATAACATCTGCCGGACTTCTTAAATCTTTAATATCCCACCAAGTTAAACCTGTTTTTTCGAGATACTTTTGAGTTAAGATTTTCATGCCAATATTTACGCCATCTTTACTTAATACTCTTACTCCATATTCATCTTCAATTGCTATTCTTAATTCAACTTTATCTTTACATTTGTTTAGTAATGCTTCAGTTGAATCTACATCATTTATATTATATTCAATCATTTCATCAATTAAATCTGTATCTAGAGGTTTTGTCCAATCATGAGCAAACTCTAATACATTTTTATATTGCATAGTTACTTGTATTTCTTTTAGACCTACACGTAACTTTTGAGAATATAACATAGTAAGAATATCAAATGTTTCAAAATTAACAGCATATTTCCACCTTTTCCAAGCAGATATATCGTTAGAAGTAGTTATAATTTTACTTAGGTTATATAAACTATCACAAATTCTTAGATAGTTCATATTAATCATTTTATCGTAATAACTTATTATATAATTTATAATAGCGTTATCATAATGAAGATTATTATACCCAGCAAATATTTTATTAGTATTAAATTGTATATCTGTAGTATATATATCATTCCAGTTATAAGAATTATTTCTTATAGTATAGAAGAAATCTACAAGTTGTCTTAACTCATTTTTTCTACATGATATTTCAAATTTATAATATTGTCCAGTTTCTGTATTTTTAGCAGTACAATGAAACACATTTTGGAAGACTTCGATATCATATACATATACCGTTTTTCCTCTTATCTTCATAAAATATAGTTTTATAGTGATTCTATTGCGATTCGAACGCAAAACCTACACTTTAGAAGAGTGTTGCTCTATCCAATTGAGCTATAGAATCAAGTGAGGCATTAAAATTTATGCCTCGTATAAATTATTTTAAACTGCTTCTGCTGTATAATAATCAGGATACAAATTCTTAAGTTCTTTAAGTTTTATTTCATAATCCTTTGATGAAGCAGTCCATCCAGTACATATTCGCAATAGTTGATCTGTAGCATTATCGTAAATATTAATACTAATAAAATCTTCTATTTTATCTACTAATTTAGCAGACAATGCAGTTAATGAATCATGCAAGTATGCTAAAGTTTTATTAGAATAATTCTTAACAAATACTATTGGCTTATGTTCTGAATTAAATTTTCTAAACTCTAAACGATACTTAAACTTGGCAAGTTTCTTTTCTCGTATAGCTTTTATTAATTTCTGTATTTTAGTTTCATGTGCAGATTCTTCTGCTGCATGTTTTAAGTAGTTATTAGCTTTACCGTATTCTTCACTGTTCGAGACTAAATCTTTACGCCATAAACTAAATTCTCGGCTATCTAATTTACTGAGTTTTAGTAGTTTAGCAGAATCTCTTCTTTCCTTATTTTCAGATTGAATATTCATTTTATCAGCTTCATTTGTAGCTGATTTTAAATATCGGATATCTTTTACTTTTGATATATTATTTTTAACAGCAAAAGAAATATCTTTTAGTGTTGGTTGTTTTCTTATAGTTTTACTATAGGATTTATCTCCAGCGTTAAAGTTAATAGTATAAGTAATTTTCTGATTAGCTAATGCAGCTTTTGCAGCTTTAGCTACAGGACTCCATTCAAAAACAATATCTGTCTTTGCTCCTTTACTTGGATTAGGTTTTGTAGTAACTACTTTAATTTTCTTATCAATAGTTTCTTCTTCTATTTCGTATAATTCTTCTAATTTCTTATTCTTCTCCATCAAGGCATTTATCTTGCAATTACGATTTTCTGAATATCGTTTCATCTTTGCTTCATATCTTTCTAGAGGAGTTTTTACTGCTTTTTCCTGAATTACGAAATATTTTTCACCTGTTTCTTTATTTCTTTTATTTAATTTGATAGTATATTTTTCCATATTGATTACGAATTTTGATTAATAAAAAAGTAGTTAGTAAGTAATGTACCTACTAACTACTAAAAATAAACACACAACAATAAAAACAACTAAGCTGCCAAGCTTAAAGGAGCGATAGTATCATCGAACTCCGTTTCGTTATTAAACTTTTCAAGTTTATTATTCAATTCAATTATTTGTAAATCTAGTTCTTTAATACGTGCAAATTTCCAGCTAGAAGTAAAAATCTCTGTACGATTCAAATTCTTTTTACCTTTCTTTGCCTTAAGAACTGGATTTAATGTTCGAAAACTATTTGAACTAATTTTATTACGAATTTCTTTTAGTTCACATAGACGAAAAATGTCTAACTGATTACAATCTTTCGGTAAATCACTTAGTTTCTTAAGCCCCATATTAATAGCAAGTAACTTAAGTTTAATCAATGCACGCTTTTCAGCAAGCATTTTAATTTCTTCAAATAAAACTTTTAAGTCATATTTACGCATATAGTTTTTATTTACTACGTTTTCTGCATAAATAATGTCCCAATATTGTTTTAACTGATATGATATATTATTACGTTCTTCTATAAAATTCTTTGATTTCTTTGTCATATATTTTGAGTTTTAATTGATTAGTACTAAAGTTATATAACATATTAGAAATCGTTTACCTGTGCCGTGGTATCCATATTGAAATGGCAGCATAGTTCTTATTCTCCTAGCTTTCCAGTTATTCCCTATCAGTTACGGTAGGATTATTACCACGATAATAATAACTAGAGACCCATCATCTCTAGTTATTAGAAATTATTTTTGTTTGACTTTCGTCGAATTTTCAATCTAAGGTTTAAAGTTCCATCAACATATACTTAAATTAAAAATTGGTTTATAAAGAAATATTATGGTTTCCGTACTAGTATTTCCACATCTCCTATTACTTCACCACTATTTAATATAACAGATGCTTGTTTTTGTGAAAAAGCAATTGTTTCAAGACCTTCATTTTTTCTAGTAGGTCTAGAACTAGACATATTTATATATTGGCTAGTATATTCTCCATCCATATTACCGCCATATCTTAAAACATCAAAAAGCATATCAATTACATATTCGTAGTTATTATTCCGAACAGCTTTATCCATAAAATCCTTAGTCATTCCATCAAACACGGGATTAGAATAATTACCATTTGGAACTGATATAACATCCATAATTGTTAATGCTAAATCACGAAAACTTATATCTTTATAGTCACTAAACCATAAGCATAACCATTTAAATCGCCGTCTTTTAGTATAGAAACGAACTGATCCATCATCATGAATTTCTATACTACCAACAACCTTATCACCCATCGTGATATGTTTATAGACATACTTATTATTTAGTATAAAACGCAATAAGTCTTTATGAACTTCACTAATTTTTACTTCTGTGTTGTTCATTTTATTTTATATTAAAGTCCATATTGACGATAATATTCGTCACAGCTTTGCTGCTGACCTTTAATAAGTTCTTTAAGCATAGTCATCTGTGCTAAGAAATCATTAGCAAGTGCCTCTGCCTTCTCTGCTTCCTGTTTGTTACGGAAATTAGCTTCATCTGTCAATCGTTTCCGATCGGCAAAGAATAGCGGAGTTTGATTATTCTTAGCTCGAATACATGCTTCTTCAATTGCCGAATTATCCGTTGCTTCTGCAAAGAATTTCGGTTCTTGAACAATTTTAGCCCGTAATTCTGGCTTTTCGTTGAACTCAATGAAAATCTCATCATTAATAACAAGAAGTCGTTGAGATGACACAAGAACAGTGTTAACTATATATTTCAATAGTGGTTCTACTAATCGTGGATGTTGATTAGTAAGTTCCTTCTCACGATGAGAAAGATCAACATTGTCAACTTGCAAATAACAGATAGTCTTACCTAAAAGGCTACCCATATTACTTACTACCTTACGAGCATCCCGTAAGCGTGCTTCAATCTTCTGTTCATTTCCTTGATTATAATTATTTTCCATTTTGATAAAATTTTTATTTAATTGCAGAACCCATCGTTCCTAAGTAACACACTAGCAGTTCTCTTAATTTAGTATAATTAATAGGCGTCTTATATCCTATCGCTTTTAAAAAGCTTAGAAATAATTATAGTAAATCTCTAATTCAATAGATACTATACATGTTACCATTATAAAAAATCTGACACAGTATGATAAAACTCGACATTTAATTCTTATTTACCTTCACTGATACTATTCTGATAACTTCTGCAATTAAGGTTATTTGAAATTATTTGTTAATTCTCTGATATTTATTATCGTAGTTATATTCTAGAGCTCTTGGTAGAGGTGCATACAACAGGGACTCTAATGGTAAGAGATATATACCCCGTAAGATAATTGGTTTAGCTGATTGTTTAAAGAGCCTAACAGTAAATACCTAAAAACGTGCTCTACTCATTTTTATCCATTCGTCAGTTGAGTGCTGGGTTTCCGATACTGTATATTATATCTACCGAGACAGGGTAGACCTTTTGTCGACATCAGCGCTGCCGGTTTTGTTATGAGCTGTTTATGTTTCAAAACACCCACTCTATAGCCTTGTATTACTCACAGGCTGCGTGTACTTACGACTTTGTTCTTATCCTGCACATAATTTTAGGATTTCCACCTATCATCCCTTAATGGAGGGAATCAGTGTCACTTTACATATATTGTTGCGCAATATACTTTAAGTGGTTCTAGTGTTAGCAATTATATTGTACAGTCGAGGGTGGCTCGATATAGCTTTTAACTATACACTATACTACCATTGAACTTCCTCATTACTTTAGTTAAACATGTTAATAATCTCACAAAAGAAACCCTTACATATTAGACTTACTATCTACATTTAGTGTCAGTAAAGTGTAGCTGCTAAAATGGGGAATACACAGATTATACTCCGATCTGCTTCGTCCTCAAGGTTATAATATTTCACGACTTTCCTTACTGGTTGTAAGGCTCAATGTTTTTAAATATACAACGTTATCTCAATGTTGCCAACTCGAATTTGATCAGGGAGTTATTTCTCCACTAGCTTTAGATTTTCTGTTTATACTAATCACTTCTAATCTATGATATAGAGTTTTCTGGCTCTTCATCCCATATCTACTTTATTTCCTAGTGCAAAGCACTTTAGGTTTATACTCATCTAAGTAGCAACTGAGTTTAATTATAATATTACTTAGTCCACACAATCCCATTAAACTGAGAATTATTTCTTGCAAAATACTTTAATTATACTTCCGATTAGTTATATAAATATAACATTACATATAGGCTTTACGCCTAATCCAGTTAATCTATATTATATCCATCTTACTTACAACGTAAGTTCTATATAATGATCATAGCTACCCAGCCAAAAGGCATGTAATTTACTACTCACTTATCATATAATTAAATAGTGCTATAATATTTATAATTCTACCTTCATACATACTGCTTTAAACATTATTTCTTTAATGCACACTTCCAATTTAAGCTTTCCAAAGGCACGTGTCAGTATGGAACACTATAGTAGTATTTTTAGTAACTTTATAGCTACAAGGAAGATTTGGAGTCTCCCTAGAATGCTTAACGATCCTATAAATATATCTACTAAAGTTTGGAGCTTTAGTACTTTCTTTATCCTCGCACTTTGCGAGTTTGCGACTCGTGTAAGGTAACATTCCCTTTTGATATTCAGTTTGATAACTGGTATTCGAATGTATTAACGATACCTGGCATTGTTTAACTTCATAAATCTGCTGATTTAATCGTTGCGTCTTTAGTCACCAATCGGTTCTCACTGAGGATGTGCCACGCTCTTCCTCTTTCTCGTCATTTCTTCAGTCTTAAACAGTAAATTCGACATGATCAAGTTATTATACCTTCGTTCACTCAATAATAGTGGTAGCTATTATTCCAGCCTCTAGTATTATGTACTGTTAATGCTTACTTTACTCAATTTCAGCATTCCTCTTCCTATTTGAATAGGAGCGTTTAGGCGAAGCAATTACGTTGCTAACGAATGCAGTTTATAGCTCTTGTTTCGCGCTTTGCTGCTCTAGTTGCGCGTCAGTTTTATCTTCACTGATAATATTCACCTTACATGTGTTAAGGTCTAGAAATCCGATATAGTTAGTTCCTTTTACTAAGTCTATTGTTTTATGTTTAATATCATACGAAGATATAAACGGAATAGGATCAAATACATCTGCATCGAAACCTTCTAATTTCTTAGATAATTCTTCAACTCTGTATTCTAACTTCTTAATAAGTAAACTAGATTGATTAAGTATCTCATTAATCTGTTTGTTAAATTCATGAGATACTTTACCATCTTCTATGACAATTCTAGTAGCAGAAGAAGCTTTAGACAACTCTATTCTGCTGTTCTTTAAATTGCGAATAACTTCTGAAGTACGAAGCATGTGTTGAACGACTAGTCTATTTCTTGTCATCTTCATTATTATTCCAAATTAAAGGTTTTACATTATTTCGTATAATTACCTTGTTCTCCAATACAAGAGGAGCAACACGATATGGCGCAGGTCGATTATCCACTACGACAGGCTTCTCGACTATACGCTCAATATACTTTTTAATTGTTCGTATACTATCTTTCTTAACAATATTTACATTAGCAGTAGCTGTACCTTCTACTGTAACTTCTTCATTCTTAAGATCGATTTTAATAGTAGATGGCAAGATTGTTTCAATAGGTCTTGGAACATCTACATAACGAGGGACAGGAGCCAGTTCAGCTTTTGGTGCAGTTTGTTTAAGTGCATCATAGCTAACAAAGCTTCCGAAAGTTAAGATACCTAGTATCATTAACATATTAATACGGTTATTCATATTTGATTATGCTTTAGAGTATGCAGATTCATCAATGTAATTTGCTAATCGTTTTACAGGATCTTTATACAATCCAGCTATTTCAGTAAGTTTCTTTTGAACTAGCTGTGTAGAATCTCCTAGATTATACATATTATTAATTACAGAGAAAATCTTATCTCCTTTGATTTTATTTACAAAGTCTTTGTTGTACTTACCTTCAATCATTCCTTCAATAGTTACTGGAATGTTTTCTTCTTTATTAGCAATCTTCTTGATTATCTCATCAGTAGATGATTTGCTTAGCATATCGTTAAAGATTGTAACAGAAGTGTCCGCTCCAGTCTTTTCTGTAGCAAATTCTTCAGCACTGTTAGCAAGCATTACTTTAACAAAATCAGCAATCTGTTGTTCGTTATATCCAAGACCTTCAAAGTCTTTGTATAATAAACTGTGTGCAATATATGGAGAGTTATTTCCAATTAGAGCACCAGATGCTTTACTCATTAAACCTTTCAAACAAAGTGTTTTTGTTTGATTAAACTTACTGTACATTAGAGCTAAAGTAGTAGTAGGATTATCAGATTTAACTTCAAATGCTTTATTTGCCCATTCAATAGCATCTTTAACATTCAAAGCCATCCGTTGTGTAGCATTGATTTTAGTACCTTCTGCAATATTACTACGACTTAGAATTCCTCTAAGAGCATTAAGCTTCTCTTCTTCAGTTAGCTTAGGATCTGCTTCAGGTATTTCAAACTTGGTTGCTTTAGCATCTGCTTTAGCAGCCTTTTTTACATCTTCAGGTACTGTTTCAAATTCAAGATTTAATTGTTTTTCGTCTTTAGTTGGTAAGGCTTTAACATCTACTCCATACATATTTAAGAATTGATTCTTAATCTGTGGATATACATCTTTAGTTATAGTAATACCCTTAAGAATAGATTTACCTTCTTGTTCTAGTTGCATTGCATATAACAAACACAACTGACATAATCCTCCACTATATACTTCTTTCATTGCGGCAACTTGTTCGCGAGGCAAGTCTTCGTCTGTGTCAATATAAGTTTTACGGATTAGTGACAACAATTCTACTTGATGATTTTCATCAATACGTTCTTTGTTTGCAATCATAGCTACTCCACGTGTAATATCAATAGGTGGTTGTTTTTCAATCTTTTCCTTGTTGATATCTACAGTTTCTGGAATAATAGTTTCAACTTTTTCTTCCTTTTTATTTTCTTCCTTCTTCTGAGATTTCTCAGGTTCAGGCTTTTTATCTTCTTTTTTACCTCCTTCTTTTTCTGGTTTTATACTAGCCTTAGTTTCCTCTGGCTTCTTCTCTGTTTTCTTTTCTTCTTTTGAAGTATTTTTAACTTCCTCTTTTGGTTTTTCTACAGGTTTCTTTTCCTGTTCTTTGGGTTTATTACTTGGCTGAACTTCTTCTTTCTTTTCAACCTTTTCAGTCTCTTTTTCCTTTGCTGGTTCTTCTACTTTTACAGTATTAACCTTATTTTCTTTAATCTTTGCTGCTAAGTTAGATTTGTTTTCTTTTCCTTTATTACGTTTTGACATTTTGATATGTTTACGACAGTCCTTTCTGCCTTTTAAGTTAAAAATAAATTAATAAATTAATGGTTTAAAAACTTGATAGTAGAAGCATTTCAACTATCGTTAACAATCTCTGGTAGGTTTAACACTTTATTAGGTGCGCCTATTGATTTAGCTACAATGTCACTCTCCATTTCCTTACCCATTACCTTGTATGTAGCTTTATTTTCTATTTCCTGGTAATTATTACTAGGAATAGTAAATAAAACATAAGATAATGTGGGATTAGGAGCTGTAGCTTCATCTACTACGGCTTTCTCAGGCTTACTATTATTATCACTATTAGTGATAAAATAGTATCCTGCACCTAATAACAAACCTAATGCTAATGTAGTTAGCATTCTTGTACAAGCATCAATTTTTTGTTCAGTTTTCATTACTCTAGATATAATGAAAATGATGATGATTGCAAGCAACAAATAAATTATCGTTGACATGATTTGTTAGGTATTAGTAAATATTTGCTATTTTTTGTTTTAATCGTTGTCTTGCTTTATTTAAATCTGATCTAACTTTAGATTCTGGTAAAGCAAATTTTTCAGATATCTCATTATAAGATAAGCCTTCTATTCGAGCATTTATTAAATCTCTATATTTCTTTCTAAGTGTTAGAATAGCTTGTTCAACTATTTTTACTTTTTCTTGTAAAACTAATTGTTCTTCAGGACTTTTTTCGATATTTTCTAATTGAATAGTATTATCTTCATCGTCCATATAGTTATTTAATTGCTCTTTCTTATTTCTTCTTATATAATCTATTGAGCTGTTAACTGCAATAGTTTTTAACCACATTTCAAATGAAATATGTTGTACATAAGAATCTAATTTTTGATAAGCTTTAGTAAATACTACAGATACTAAATCATCAGCTACATCTGTATTTTTTACTATATTATAAATAGTAAACCAAATATTTGATTTATATAATTTATAAAGCTTAGTAAAGGCACTTTCTGAACCTTGTTTAGCCTGTTCTACTAAAGTAATTACTTCTTGTGTCATAGGCATAAATATTAGTGGGCTATAGTCTACCCAACGACTATAGCCCTAAGTCTAAAATGGTAAAGTTGATATATAGTATCTACTACATTCAGCAAATCTAAAGTTAAACAAAAGAAGTATATGATTTCCCCAGTATATTTTAGCAATCTCTGGTATTTGTAATTTATCTATCATATTTATTACAATTCTAAGTTTTACTCTAGATGTGCTTTCTGTAATAGTAAATCCTTTATCATTTATTAGACAATCTACGATAGGTTGAAATATAGTTCTATTTGCATATCTAGCTAGTTCTACTACTTCCTTGTTTCTGTTAATAGTAAAACCTAAAGGGTAGATATGTGCATCATCTTCTATGTTATAATATCTATTACTAAGATATTTTTCACATATAGGATTAAAATTAAACTTATATTCATAAGGTAGATTTTTGTTAATAGTATCTAAAACTTCGATAAGCATACTACTAAATATAATTAAGAAATTTCTTAATTTTATTTTCTAAGATATTTGATGCTTGCCCAACATCAATCTTATACTCTTTACAAATTGTAATAATGAATTTGTTGTCACATTCTGCTGTTCCATACATCTCCATATACGCTTTGTACTTTTCTGTGAGTTCTTTGATTTCCTCATCTGTTACTACTTCACACTTTTTAAAAGTACGAGTACCAATTCCCAATAAGCTATTAACAGCACTAGTTACGGTTAATTTATCAAATGTATATTGGTCGGGATTTTGAACAATATGTTGTATTTCAATAGAATTTTCACCTAATTCTTTTACTCTTCCAGTATTAAAGAATTCATTCATTGAAATACCTTTTAAAATTTTGATAAATGGAGCCTCACCTACTGCTTTAATAATTATGTTCTGGCTAGGTCCCTGAGCCATCCATACTCCTTCTTTTAATGCCATAGTTACTTACTTTTTGATTTGTAAAACTTTTGTGAAATTTGATATGCCATTGTTAAATCAATGCCATATTTTGTTATTAACTTTTGTCTAAAGTCATCTATATCTTCAGACTGTTCTCCTAGTTTAATGACTTCATCTTTTAAACCTGGCTTATTAAATTTAATCCAAGTTACAGTTTCAAATAATTTTTCCATTTAATTACTGACAGTTATATTCATAGTTTGATACTTGTTCTTGAATATTACTCCAAAAACTTAGTCCTTCTTCTAAACTGAGTGATACACATATTGCTTGAATAGAATATGTTGTATACAAACGATTTATCATATTGATAGCTTCCTTATAATGATATTTATCTCTTAAGTTATTAGGTATATATTTTTGATATACCTGTTTAGCAAAGCTACAATAGCATTTATTACGTTTCATAATAATACGCCACGATTCAGGCATTCTATCTTTACAAGCTTGTCTAATACTTTTTTCCATTATACGTAATATTTTAAGTTTTGTTTTTTCATTTTTTCTCTGTCCATTCGATCTTTCATTTTACCTAATATTCTATTCCAATATGCAAACCCTTCTTTAGTAGCATACCAAGGGAATCCACCTTGGCATAATCCTGCTCTAGGATTTTTTTCAAATACTTCTAAATCAGGTTTATTTCCATACCTTACTTGGTATTTAATCATTTTCTGTTTTATTTCTGCTGGTAAAGATGAAATATTATACAAGTCTGTTTTCTTTCTGTGTCTTCCTCTATTTGCCATAAATGTTACTTTTATAATAATTTTTAATCACTTTTACAATATTATCAAACTCTTTCTTATTATCAAATATATTATAAAAAGTATAATCATTTTTATTAAGAAATATTGGATGGAAATATGCACAGTAAAATGTTTTAAATATTCTACTTCCTTTAATAGGTAATATATTATCTAATGTTAGATCACTAGTTAAAGGTACTATCCAAGCTATATTTAGTTCCTTATCTATAGTATAGACTATTCCATAGTGATAACAAGGACCTATTTTAGCTCGCAATATATCATATTTTTGTATTGGTATATTTTCTCGACATTGTCCTAATATTTCATTAGGCAATATTATGTCAGATTTAGTTAAGGCTTTGTCTTCTGAACTAGCAACCTGTGGATAATAATCTAATAATATTTTAAACACATCCTTTATTTTTTCAGTATTATTATTACTAAGTTTAGCAGAAATCTTGCACCTTAATGTATTTAGGAAGTTTTCTTTGTCTCTTTCTGTCTGTTTTGATAATATTTCAGTTACATTCATTTTGATTTAATTTTTTAATTTTAAACAGTATGTGAGGTAGGATTCGAACCTACACTCTCAGTATTGTCTACCTGTGTCTACCAATTGCACGACTCACACCATTAAGTTCTAATATTTTACAGGGTCGAGAGCTTACAACAACATCTAACCTATTTATTACACACGGGGAACGATGTGGCTTTTTACGACATTAGCTTAGCCGTTGACTTATCGTATTACGCTGCAATACGAGTATAGTCTGTTATAAAAGAGTTGTCATTTCTGACGTTTATTGACCTATTCATTTTCATCCTCGCTGTCAAAACCATGATGCCCCTGGTGCGCTGTTTTTTTTGTTTTCGCTAGAACATACCGCCAGAAACTAGCGCTGTATACAGTGCGCGTGTGGAGCATGAGGGAGTCGAACCCTCGTCCAAACGATTCATCCAATGACCTAACAGTCAATATAGTAGTATATAGTTAAATCAATAACTATATACTTAAATATGAATAAACTGTAGGTAAGTATAGTAAAATAATAATCAGAAATATATCTATTAATATATAGAAGTAGATAGTCTGCATATTTCACAGGATTTACTCTATTCTAGTAATAGTATCAATTATTTTTTACTATAGGCTCTAGGCTCGCTTACTCTACAGTTTTAAATAGGCTTTGATTGCATGTATAGTATAGCAAGTGCTCACGTAGAACGGACTCGATTGAACTATAGGCATAAAGCTCTCTATACATATACAATTTGATTTTGTGTACTGTTTATCGTCATAAGACTATTCATAGTATAAAACTGCAACAGTTTTATACCCTCGTGGCTTATAGCTCTTGAGTTTAGAATGATCTTTAGGCTCATGATCAGTGGCACATTTTTTACCCAGCAAATGGGTCAAGCCTCTATTGCTTGCTGTCAATTCAGCTGTGTACAACACCTTGCATCAAAAGACGACTTATCATGTTCTATGTACAGATTTGTCATAAAGACTTCTTCTTGGGTTGTCGATTAATAACGCCAAGCGTCATCACCGTAAATATCACGTTTGCTCTTATCGATAGCTTTAGAACGATTATCTTCAGCTTTTTCTACAGCTTCGTCATAAGCAACGTAATCACCGGATTCTTCAAATGCAGTTTTTGCAGCACTAATAGCTTTCAAATATTCTTTCTGGGCAGCTTCTTTTGCACGAGCAAAACGCAGTCCTTTTAGAGCATCTTCTTCTTTATTTTCAGAATTACGCAAACGACGTTCAACTTTTTCTGTTTCTTCTTTCAACTTACGTTCAGCAATATTATTTTTTGCTGCTTCAATTGCTTCTTTTGAACCAGATTTCTGAGCTGATTGTTGTTTTGTAACTGCTGCTTCTACATCGAATTCATCACGTAAAATGTTTGCGCCAAGAATGGCACCTGTAAAATTGTTTAAATTTTTCATAACTGTTTGATTTTAAATTGTTAATAATTGATTTATTTAAAATAATAATGAATTTTGTTTTTAAAAGTAAGAGAGTTAACTATTTATTTGTACGTCTTATTTAATAGTAGCCCTTTTCCTTCTCCTGACCTATTTCTAGGTTGACCGTTGTATAGTCCGTAGGTGTTAATTACCTTTAGGGGTCTGGCATATAACTCTCTGGGCTTAACTTCACCATAACTTAATGTTTTAAGTTAAAAACAAATTATCTGGCATGATAATATTAGTTGTTATAATAAATATTACTTTATTACTACATGTATGGAGATTTTATCTTCCACGTTTATAAGGCTCTAATTTCTTATGCCTTATTTTCTTTTTAGATTGATATTCGTAAGCTTTTTCAGATTGCTTAGATCCTGGAAAATGAGATTCCTTGTAAGTCTTTCCCATATTACATATCCATTATATAATACATTTTAGCTGCTAACTCTGGTATATAACTAGCTTTGATATTAGTTAAGTAACTAAGATCAGATGTACTAGGTGTCATTAATATACGCAAAGCTTCTTTGTTATTAGTACTAATAATAGATGCTTTTAAATAGTCTTTAAACTTGCTAGAACTTGGATGATATCCGGATTTAGCTTCAAATTGTTTAACAAGCTTGACAAATTCGGAATCTTTAGCATTTAATCTTTCCTGAGATGCATCTTCCTCCGACAATAATACAGGTTTAGTGTTAAAACCTATTTGCTCAGAGAATTTAACCATAGCATTTTTAATGTTTGATTCACTCACCTCATTAGGTATGCATATTACGACTACTTTCATAATTTTGATATTATTTAATTTCAGTTAGTTTACTTTTTTTATTTGTATTACGACTGTTAACATCAGCGTATTTATCTCTATTGTGTATTTTACCACAACGAATACAGAAAACTCTATCTTCTCCATTTTCTGATGGAGAGATTCTAGTACCCCAAATATGACCATATTTAATACAGTCAATTCTTCTTAATTTCTCTATTTCTTCTAGAGTTGTTCTTTTGCTACACATGTTAGCTAGTTTCATAAAGAACTTTGTTAAATATTTTCTCATTTACATACAGATTAATAGTTTAAAAGTTAATATTAATGATGGCGTCTCATAGTTGCAGCTATGAGATTGTAATCAGTCTAATTGAAAAAGATTTCAAGTTGATACAGTATACTGCAATATACTTACCAGTTCTCCAATAGGATAGCTTTTGTTAATAGAGCGAACTATTTACATTTGTGACTCTCACATATTTAAACACATGCAGAAAAGCTGTCAAACCAATCTTACTGTGTACATGATTTTAACGCCCGCACGATCATAAATACATTTAATCAATAGGTTGTTTATAATTTGCATACGTATGTCTCACTAATTCTAATTAACTATCATAGTATTTACTTACGCCCCACATGTTTGTCATCTTCTGAAGGAGCTATATTCCTGTTTCTCAACTGTAATATAGCAAAGGTGATTTTAAAATAAATTAAAATGTAGATTTTAAAGAGTCGTTCTTTGGTTCAGGTATACTTGGCTTAGGCATACTGTCTGGTAAATATTGTTTTTGCACATCCATAGCATGTTTAATAATCTTATCATAGAACTCTTTATTTGTAATATAAGTATTTACAATATCTTGAATAGATATTTGTGTTCCTTTTGTTACAAGTATTTGAGTAACTATTTGAGTAGGCATATCTAAGTATACACTATCGCAATAGCGATAAAATCTCATTTCTTCTCTTTCCTGTAATACTTCCTTTACAGAAGGAATATATTCTTGTTCAATAGAATCCGTATCAGGGACATCATTGATTACTTGTGGTTTTTCCACACAGCTTGTTAGCATAGTTACTAACATGAATATTGCTAAAATAGCAAATAATTTTAAAGATTTAATTTTTTCTTTCATTTTTGATAATGTTTTATTAATTTTGTGGTATAATATTATAAATTATTACTAATATTGATATTAATATATATAAACTAATCATAATAGTTTTATGATTGTCTATAAATTGTAACATTTTATCTAATAGTATGTCACAAGCATCAGGGTTTGAATCTGTCTTCATATTCTTTATCTTTATTATCTAGCTTATGATTAGCAGAAGCTCCTAATTCGTATATAAATCTAATTACACAAAATATGCATAATGTGATTATAACGACACACCACCATTTGTAATAGTCATATAAACTACCATGCTTTAGCTCAAATGCTAAACTCTCATCTAAAACTGTATCAATATTAGCTTTTAACCATAGTGTTACTATAGCAAGAGCTACTATAAATCCAGCTAAAAAATTGATTAAACTTTTCATTCTTTGATTTGATTTAATAGTTGATTACTAGAATTCTTCCAATTAGAAAGTAATTCATTAAATTTATCTCTTAATTCTAACAATTGTTCTTTCTCTTCATCTGTTATACATTTATAATCAGATTCAAGAGTAATAAGTAAAGAAGATAGATTACATTTTAGACCAAATAATCTAAAATAAGTAAAATTCCTATACCTATTTAGCTTTGATTTCTTGCTCATACTTTGCTATTTTATTATAAATTATATTCCAATAGTGAATACCTTTTATTGAATCTTTCCAAGAAAAAGTAGTTATTATATAAAATATTACATAATTACTTCTTTTTTTATATAGGTTGAGACCTCTATAATTATAATTACGAAAACTCATATTATAATGTATTACTTCGGAAACAAATTCACTCAAACAATTAAAATGAATTAAAGCGTGTAACAAGTTATATGACATATTTGTCATAATGTGATGTCTCATATCCTGCTTAATTCGTTTTAAATCTTTGTCTGTATAATCTACAATATTTTCCATAATTACTTTTTAATAAGGAATACTAAATTTTGATTTGTACAAATAGCAAGATGTGAATACTTTCTAATAAATTTCTTTTTCATATTGATTATGTTTTAACGGTTAGTAAATTCTAATAAAATGAAGGTGCTACTTTCACAAGCAACAACCTTCTATAAACCAAATTTTAATAAAGAGAATGGCAAATGTAACTAACATCTGAGGACTAGGATACGCTAATCCCTATAAATGATGCAATTAAAAATAGCGAAGAGTTACTAACGTAGTACAATACAGTTTGCATCATACATGATTTTAAAGTCTGCACTAATGCTAGTTCGAGTGAGCTGTATAAATCAATATACATTTCAGACTAGACATAAGCCCCACATGTTTGTCAAGGATTCTCACCTTAATAACTTATTGTTTAGTTATGACTAACCAGCCTGTGACTAACTTCTGGTTAGTCTTAATTATTGCTAGTCTTTACAGCGCTAGCTTTCTGTATATTATTATAGATGTATTCTTAGTTTTCTAAGTCTTTAGTGTCTTTACCTAATATACCTAGTATTATATAGATATTTAGATTGATTAGACTGAGTGCTATGAATATTCCAAGAAAATAACTTGTTAGTCTTACACTTTCAAATATTATACCTGTTATGATTGCTGCTATTGCTGACAATGCTGCAATTGCTGCGCTTGTCTTAATGATTTTAGCTAGAATTTTCATTATGATGTATTGATTATATCATTGACTGTTGTTTTTAAAAGGGCAGTGTTTTACACTGCTCCTTTATTATCTTCTGACAGGTCTGTTTGGCTGACGATTCTGAGGTTGTTGTCTTGGTTGTTCTGGTTCATCATCTATGATGTCAGGTGTTTCTTCCTCTTCTGTTTCGTCATTTGCATTTGCTAGATATTCTTCAGCATCATACCATTGACCTTCATCAATACGATATGCTCTGATAGCATTTGCACGAGTTTTAAGTTCGTTTTCACTCATTATTGGTACTTCTTCGCCTTTTACAATTTTCATCAAGCAAGTGAGTTGTATGCTTGTGTAAACTCTAGCGTTGTTACCTTCCATGATTACATCACCTTTAGAATAGCTTCCTCTTCTACTATCAGTTTGATAAGTCATAACAACGGGTGCGATTGGTACGCTAACTCTGTCTACATAAACAGGTTCTTTGTCGATTTCTTTGTTGTTAAATGCTTCAATGATAGCATCTTCAAATTCTTGGTTTATTGCACCGTCATTATCTCTTTGAGGATAGAAGTTCATTGAATATTCTGATGAACGTCCTTTTGCTGCTCTTTCTAGTAATGACATTTTTTCTGGCACAAATATTAATCTTAAATAGTTGTGTCCTTTGTCTGCGTCAGATTGAAATTCTACGATTTCGCTTCTGTCATAGTCTACTTTTACTTTCATGATGTTTGATATTTTATGGGTTTTGATTATTTGCGCTATATATTAGTAAGTAAACAAATAGGTGATTGTGTAGTTTTATTGTTAATGTGTAGGGATTTGGTCAGTCTCACACACTAACCAATCCCAACAATCTCATTCGTTACACAGTGCTTCTATTAAAGCATCAGTGAATTCGTCTTCTACATAATCCATGACTTATTGATTTTTAATAAGTGAAACAACAGCATACTGATTATTACTGTTTCTATTCATGATAGAACAATATGTATACGCATCGTTAATTCCTTGCTCAGTTGCTGGAAATCTTTCAACAATCTGAGGATTAGCATACTCGTACGCTTTTATTACAAACACTAAATCGTTTAAATTTAACTTTTCCATGTTTTTTTGTTTTTATTGTTTACTGTACCCGGGGTCTTCCCCCAATTAAAGACAGAGGGGGCTTGATTTTGTACAGGTCCACACACTCACAATTATCCTCATAATTTTTTGTTATATATTTTTAATTTTTGTTAAATTTTGGCTATTAAACATACATAAACTTTTATAAAAAATGTTAACAATTTATCACAATAAGCAACAAATGTGACGTATAATACGTTACTGTATTAGTACAGTCTAACACAGTAAATACAGTAAGTAGTATAAATAAGTAAATGCAACTACTACTTACTTAATATTATAAGTAACATGTATACTAATAAAGAAGTAACTTTTATAGCTAATCAAGTAATTAAACTAAGTACTCTTACTTAGATAATACTAATGAAATCATATGGATTTATAATACCAGAATCATGAATTACTATTACATTAGAAAGAAAGACTAGCAATATTCTAACTGCATTTACTTAGCTAATATAAGTAAGAAAGCTAGATATAATGACGATTATAGAACTTTTACTATACCAGGTAAAATAGAGTACACATTTACTGAATAGTTATACAAAGAATTCAAAGAAGATATAAAGAAACATTCCTGAAGTACAAAGGATCGTAGCCACCTAAGCATACCATTAGAACTGCTCAACGTAGGTCTGAATCGTAAAAGTCAGCAGAGTTATTCCCTATCTCTGGGTATATTAAAATAGGGACCCCTTAAAATATTAGTTAGTATGGCACAAGATAATAACAAAAAGAACTATCCAGAGTATCATTTTCAGAAGAAAACTTATTTAGCAGTACCAGAAATTAGTGAAGGAGCATGCGTTGGTTGTGCTTTCTACAATAAACTTGATTGTTCAAAGTACCAAGAACGTATAGCATTGTGTAGACAAGGTAATATTTTCAAAAGAAAGTTGCAACATATAGACGATTAATACGTTTAACAAAGAAAATTATTTATGGAAGACAAAGTACTTAAGACAGTAGTAGATAGTATTAAATACTCATTTAAAAAAGATATACTAGTAAAACCATTGCCAACCACGAAGGTTACTGTAGAATATACAGAACAAATACCTACTGGTGAAAAGGACGAGGAAGGTTTCAATAAATATGAAACTAAGAGCCACACTAAAGAAGTAGATTCAGAATTTTCAAGAGGTATCGTTATATCTTTACCTACTAGCAAGGCAATAAATGAAGCTAATGATATGGACATTAATCTTGGCGATACTATAGTTTATGTATCTAAATTTGCTAAGAATTTTGATCTATTTAAGGACTCACAATTAGTTAAGCCGTATGACGTAATTGCAGTTGAGTCTACTGAAAAGAAGTAATAAGTTACTTAAAAGTGCCCATGCGAGCTTTAGTCATCGTATCTGCACTATAAAAAAGATTCATAAAAATAAAATTAATAATATACATATTTCAAATATATTTTAAGTACCCAGGGTTAGAAGCTCTGGGTATTTTATTTGTATATGCTTAATAAATGTTAAATAATATAACCATTTACTTATAATACCGTTTTATAGGCATATGGTAACAATGATTATGATATTAATTATAACCGTAGTAAGTATTATCTTATGCACACATTGTAAGAATATAGGCTATAACAAAGGATATTCAGACGGTTATGAAGAATGTAAAAAGAACTTTGAAAAGATAGAAAGATATAAAAGATCTATGAGTTCAAAATTCTTAGAAAAATTAAAACATTAATGATATGAAACAGTATAAAGTTATTAAAGAATTTGGTTGTGCCAAAAAAGGAGATATTTTCTATGAAACATCTGAGGGACATTTTGAAATGGATAACACATCTGAGTGTGTGGATATGTATAGCAATCGTAATATGTGTATCAGCCCCAATATTATTAACACACTATTGGATGCAAAATTTGTTGAAGAATTTAACTCAGAAACGAAAGAAGAAGAATTTGCAAAAGATAAACTAACTAGTATAAGTAACTTTATCTATGAAGCTAAAGAACAGTATAAGAAAGACCATGATAGTTTGGTTGATGAATATAATGAAGGCAACTTACCTGCATGCGTAAAAGTAGAAGCTGATACTGTTTACTTTAATATGAATAAGATACTAACTAAAATTGAGGAACTAATAAATGAATAAACTAGTTAAGGAATGTAAGAAGAAAGATCTATATTCTGAATTCTTGAGGTCCTTAAACGGTATTATTCAACTACCAGACAGGGAGTTACAGCTACTTACTACTTTAGTAGACTTATAGATAAATAAGCAAAAACTCCCTGGTACTAGTGAGAGTGTAATTAGTACAGAGAATAGAAAGTATATCACTCATACTTTAGGTATTACTCCTGATAATTTGAGTAGATATTTAAGTAAATTCAAAGAACAAGGACTCCTAGTAAGAGGAAAAATAGATAATGAGTGGTTAGTAAATAAAATACTTATACCTGAAATAATTAAAGATAGAGTACAAATAACTATTATACTTAAAGTAAACAATGAAGAATAAGAACGTACTATATAAACTATATTCAGATGGTTTAATCATAAAAGTAACATATCATAATTGGTTTAAGTCTATCATTGATCTTATAAGTAATAGACCTGATTTTGACATTGATTGTTACGTTCCAATCAAACAATATAATAACTCAGAGCAATCAAAACTACACGAATTACTTAGAAGAAATACTAATTTAAACTTTGACGATATTACTGTTTTAGTTAATAGTATAAGACCTAACTCTATTATACCAAACTCTAAATTAGATTGTAATCCAAACTATGTCAATACAACAAAGAAAGAAGATGTCGATCTACTCAGAATTAGCAAACAAATATAATCTGCCATATCCAGTAATCGAAGTAATATGTAACAGCCCGTTTAAATTTGCTAAGTAGATTATAGCTGACGATACTGATAAAAAAGACATAATGTTTGCTTACTTATTTAAACTAAAACTAAAGAAATTATACAAATGCAAAGATACGCAGAAATTATAGAGCAAGGGAGAGGTAGAAGAGGAACAATACTTACAGATTAAAAATACTTGCTGAAGATGGTGATCATTTCTTACTTGAGGATAGATAAGGACCAGTATGGTTTTTAAAGGAACAAGTAAATAATATAATAATTAAAGAAGATGAAACTAATAGAAAGTAAAGTAGAGATACTAACACAAGGTAGTGGTATAGAAGGAGTTTATAAGCAAATAGAGTTAGCTGGTCGTACTTGTTATAAATCTGAGGATAAAATTACTCCTACTTCAGCTAAAGAGTTTACAGATAGAATGATTAAATCAAAACACTGTTATACTGGAGAAACAGAAGTGCTAACTGAGAAAGGTTGGATTAAATTTAGAAATTATAACGGAGAAAAGGTCGCAGTAATAAACAAAAATTGCTCCTTTAAAGGATTTGAGTCTCCTAGCAGAATAGTAAATTATTCTTATAAAGGAAATTTCTATTATTACCCATCATTAGGTATTGAAGTAACAGATGGTCATAATATGTTTGGAGTATTTAGAGAAAGTAAAAATAACTTCTATACTAATTCTTCCTATAATTTATTTAGTTGTAATACTCCATATAGAGATAATAACGGTAGAGAAAAAACATTAGGAGAAAGAATGTTTAAATCCCCAAGGCACTGTGTTAAACCCATATCTCTGAATCCTTATGGTGAATTAATTGGATTTTGGTTAGGAGACGGCTGTTATTCTCCTGAAACTAAAAATAAATTAGTATTTCATCTAAAGAAAGAGAGAAAAATAGAATATCTTAGACGAATATGTAATGAATTAGGATATATTTTTGAGAAAAAAAAATCTAATTATTACACAGTTACTAATAATAACATAGGAAGTTCTTTTAGTTCATTATTTTATAATAATGGGAAAAGATTATCCTTACAATATTTTCCTTCTATAGACATCGCATATTCTATTATAAACGGATTAATAAACTCAGATGGAAGTTTGGGAATTAACACCAAAACTATCACTTTTACTAATACTAGTAAAAGTATAATAGACTGGTTATTAATGTATGCTCCTATATGCGGTTACTCTATCTCTGATAGAGGAGTATCTCATAATACCTCCTTAAACAATCCTGTATATAAAGTATTATTGTTAGATACTAATTATACTCTAAACAATGATTCTAGGAATAAAGATTCTAAGGTTATTATTACTAATAAAGTGGAAGAGGTATATTGTGTAACAGTATCTACAGGTTTAATAATGGTTAGAGGAACTAATGGTGTTACTACTATCTGCGGGAATTGTGCTATGCTTGAACATGGTACTATTTATCTTACTATAGCTAAGACTGCTATGAATATTGGAGATCCTTTATTTTATGTTAGGAATAAGTACTCTAAAGTAAACGAGGATGATCTATTTTACTTCATAACTACTAATATGCGTGTACTAGTAGAGAATAATAGACTAGATGATTTACAATATCAAGTGGAACCTACAGAATTTCATGAGAAACGCATTACTGTTAAGTTTATATGTGATAGAGGAGTAAGTCATGAGTTTGTAAGACATCGTGTATTTAGTTTCGCTCAAGAAAGTACTCGTTATTGCAACTATAGTAAGGATAAATTTAACAACGAAATTACTTTCATTATACCTAACTGGTACTCTAAGACTAGTTTTAATAAACACGGAGGAGTAGAGAAATATTTACAAGAATGTGAAAACTTATACTTTAGTCTATTAGATCAAGGTAGATATCCTCAAGAAGCTAGATGCATATTACCTAATATGCTTAAAACAGAACTAGTAATGACAGGATTTATAAGTGATTGGGAACACTTCTTTGAACTGAGATGTAGTAAAGCAGCCCACCCAGATGCTCAGAAGTTAGCTAATGAATTAAAAGAACTAATGCACAAGTAATATGCACATATTTATAGAAGAATGTCTAGCACCACTATATAGACTACAATCTCTTAGAGAGATACATTTTGATCCTGTATTAATGAATGATATAATGCTATTTATAGCAATGCAAGATAATAGACTATTGAAAGTATGAAAATAGATAAATATGAATGCAGCTTTCCTGGTAATTTATGGGTAGTAATATTAGATTATAATGAACCATTGGGTAAAATAGTAAACAAGTTCAACTTCTATAAAATGGATGGTAAATTCAATCAATTTAATGAGGAAATAGAAACAGGTTTACTAGAAGACAGACGTAGAGCTATAGCTGGTTGTTATCCAGTAATGGAAAAAAGTAGCGGAGACTTAGGTATACTTTGTTTAGTATTTATGATAGACCTAATGGATGCTAATACTATTGCACATGAATCAGTACATATAGCTGATTACTATTATGAAGTTGGTGGGATATACTCAGAATCATTCTCAGATGGAAACGAATCTTACGCTTACTTAGTAGGTTGGTCAGCAGGCAATATATCTAAAACAGTAATAGACTATGAAAGAAGAAGAGATAAAAGGCAACAAGAACATATCTAAAAAGAACGACTTTAGAGACAATAAACTTAGATGGGACTTACTCCCGTTAGAAACTATTGAAAACTTAGTAAAAGTTTATTCATTCGGTAGCAAAAAATATTCAGATAATAGTTGGCAGAACCTTGACAATTTCTGGGAAAGATACAAAGCAGCATTACTTAGACATTTGACAGCGATAGAAAAAGGTGAATTCTATGACAAAGAAAGTGGATTACCGCATTCGTCGCATCTAATGTGGAATGCAGTAGCTCTGGACTATGGGTTTACTCACGGTAAAGGTAAAGTAGTATATAAGGATATCCCTGGTTATGAAGAGTTCTACTATGCAGATAGTAATGGGAACATCTATTCGAAAGACAGGTTTCATAATACCTCTCAAGGAGGATTTATTAAAAAGGGTAGAATGTTGAAACCTTCCAAAAACAATCGAGGGTATTTGAATGTATCATTATGTGGTAACAATGGGCAAAAGACCGAAAAAGTGCACCAGCTGATCGCAAAAACGTTTTTAGATAATCCAAACAACTATCAAGAAATTAACCACAAAAATGAAATAAAGGATGACAATCGTGTTATAAATTTGGAATGGTGCGACAGATTATACAATATGAATTATGGTACAATGAGATCCAGATTAAGCGAACACGCTGATTCTAAGAATAGAGTAAAACCAATAGTAAGATTAAATAAGAATGGAGATGTTATCCGCAAATATGAGTCGATTACTTCTGTAAAAGAAGACGGATTTGACCCAAGTTATGTTTTGAAAGTTTGTAGAGGTACTAAACAAGAAGCATATGGGTTTGTTTGGAAATACGACGACTTAAGTGACAACAGTCTGTTAGAAAAGTTAAACAAACGTATAGAAGAAAAGATAAATAATTGCAATAAGATATTAGACGAGTTAGAAACAACTCAAAAATAAAGAAACTAGAATATGGAACAATTGAAATTTAAGAAATTAGATTACTCTGTAAAAAATGCAGAGGGAGTAGAAGAGATTAAGAAGTCAGAGGGTGTATTACCAACTAGAGCTACAGCGGGAGATGCAGGTTTGGATTTGTACTCTACTCGTATGACACAAGAAGTAGACAATAGTGGTAAATTAGTATTAGTATATCACACAGATATTGCCGTAGAGATTCCTGAAGGATATGTAGGTTTACTTTGTATGAAGTCTTCAGTATCTAATAGATCTATTACTTTAGCAAACTCTGTTGGCGTAATTGACTCTGGTTATAGAGGAGAGTTAATGGCTAAATTTAAAGTAACTACTGATTCTGTTCCTACTATATACTCTGTTGGAGAAGCGTTTGCTCAATTATTAATAGTACCTTGTAGCATATTAGAACCAGTATTTGTAGAAGAACTTAGTGAAGCAGATAGAGGTACAAAGGGATTTGGAGAAGCTGATAAAGTAGAAGTAAAATGATATAGAGTTATGGATTTATATATTTGTAAAAATGCAAGAACTGTAGTTGCTATTGATGACAGTAAGAAAGCAACAGAATATCACATGCAGGATGTTAGTAGAGGTAAACTCGTTAGAGAAGATTGTAATTTAATTATTGATGGTAAAACTATAAAGGCTAATAAAGGAGACTTAATTATTGGTATGTATTCACCTAAAGATAGATCCAATATAGAGTTTTTTGTTATTCCTGGAACTTACTTTGGTAATTTATTAGAAACAATTATTGCAGAAGAAACCAAAAGAAAAAACGAAAAATGTGAATGTAAAAGTTGTTGTGATACTTGCGAATGCTTTAATTAAATATGCTACATTTCTTTGATATAGTTGGTGGTGAAGTAGTAGTACACGCTGATTTATGGGCACTACCGCCATTTGAAAAACTATGGAATCTAGATAAAGATCCTACTAAAGCTCATGCTAATAAGGTAGTGAAGTTTATAATACTGTGCGATTACTGGAATAGCCCATATGTAAAGAGTATTAGTAGCACTGAGCTTAGAGAAAAGAAGTTAAAAGAAAGGATATTTAAAGATGAAAATTACTCTCTTACTTTAGAGGAATAGATAAGTAGAGATGAATATAAAGAGCTTATTAATACTAGAAATCTCAAGATGCTGACTTCTATTATGAATAAATTAGATACTATTAGTGATTACTATGAATCTTCCTTAGAGGAAGAATTAGATGAAACCAAGATAGGTAAGTTGTTAGCAGGATTCGAGAAAGTAAAAGGTACAATGCAAACTATAGATTTTCTAGAAAAGTCTGTTAAAGCAGAAGAGCTCGATAATACTAAAGTTAAAGGTAATTCTCAGATTAATCCATATGAGTTGGTAAAAAAAGTACAGTAACTTGTAACATAAAAAATAAAGTTACGTTTTACAGAAAAAAATAAAGAAACTATGAAAAAGAAGAAATTTTATACCAAGAAAGAAGAAGTTTATTTAGATTTGACAAATCCTAATCAGACAGTTGGCGAAGCTATTGCACAATCGAATGCTGAAAGAAATGCTATCAAAGAATCTGTTTATGAAATTATAGAAGAAAAGATGGCTGAGGAACCAACAAAAAAATCTAAATGGCATACTAAGTTTTGGAATAAATTAAAGAACTTATTTTAAAATATATGTCTAACGGGGATAGACATTAAACATTCCCCGATTTTCCTCTATGGTGTAGTGGTAGCACGGGAGGCTCTAACCCTCCAGGTCCGGGTTCGATTCGATGGTAGAGGGACTAATTAAAAAATAAAAATTCTAAAGGTATGAAAGATATATTAAGAGCGTTATATGGCGACGAAGACCAACAGTATGAGCTCTATCTTTTAGAGCTATTAACAAAAGTAAATAGAGTTGATGAAGATCAAAACTACACCTGGAAAAAATATGATAGACTTCTAGAAAAAAATATTAAATAGCAATAAGTTTAGACAAGCCTGTATTCAATTTTAGAATACAGGCTCTTATTGTTCATATCCTTCAGGAACATCTGAATACTATCAATTCTGGGATGAAGAAATGAACAGATGTATTAATGGTTATACTACCGATGATGGTGATTACATCACAGGGTATAACTATTTTTATATAAACTATTGCCCTATACAAAGAATAGTACATACGGTAAAGAAACTACCAGATGGTACTACTAAAGTAATAAAAACTAGATCATTATAGTTTCCAGACTTTTATGACTATGACTATTACTTTTTCTTAGCAATGGCAGAAGCTGAAGAAAAAGGTAAACATATGTGTGTACTTAAATCACGTCGTAAAGGTTACTCTTACAAGAATGCAGCAATGGCATGTCGTAACTATTACTTGATACCTAATAGTAAGACTTATATATACGCTTCAAATAAACAATATCTAACAGAGGATGGTATACTTACTAAAGCGTGGGATTACATGGACTTTATAGATAAAAATACCGCTTGGGGTAAGAAGAGATCTGTGAATACATCAATGCGTAAAAGAGCTGGTTTCTTTACTAAAGATGAGTTTGGTAATGAAATAGAAATGGGTTATAAGTCTGAAATAATTGGAGTATCTCTAAAAGACAATCCAGATGCAACTCGTGGTAAAGCTGGTAAACTTATTATATTTGAGGAAGCTGGCTCTTTTCCAGAATTAGGAGCTGCATGGTAGATTGCTAGACCTTCTGTAGAACAAGATGGTATAGCATTCGGAACAATGGTAGCATTTGGATGTGTGTGTGCTGGTACTAAAGTATGGACAGCTAATGGCAAGTGCGTATCTATTGAAGAACTCAATCCTAAAGATGGTATAATGGGGTGGGATACATATTAGGCTTATCCTCAAAACATATCTAATGTAAATCCTCCAGCAAAAAAACCATGTTTAAGAATAACTACTAATACTGGTAGAACACTAGAATGCAGCACAGATCACCCGTTGTTATGGTCTACTCCAGGTAAGACAAAAAGAGTACCTGGAAAGAGGAAAGAAAATGAACACATGAAATCATGGTTATGGCACAAAGCTGAACTATGCAAAGTGGGAGATCAAGTTGGAGTTATTGATGAAGTACCTTATTTCGGTAACAAGAAAATGTGGGAACCAAGATTAGTAGGTTGGTTAATAGGAGATGGTAGTTATGGTAACAATAAGACACCAATACTTAGTAATTGCGATGAATATATAAACAATTATATATTTGAGAACTTTGATACTAAAGTAGAAAAGTCTTATCTTACTAAAGATAATAAATTATACTGTGAAACTAGGATCAAAGGTATATGTAAGAATTTAAGAGAACTAGGTATATATGGACAAACTAGAGGTAATAAAACATTGCCTATTGACATAGATGATTATGATTCTGAAAGCTTATCGGAATTAATAGGAGGACTATATGATACAGACGGTTACGTTAGAGTGGACAAAGATGGTAGAGTGAGAGTAATACTTACTCAAGCTTATGACACTTTATTAAAACAGCTTCAGATGTTGTTAATTAAATTTGGTATAAGTAGTTCTATACGTTATATAAAATATAAAAACGAAAGAGCTCATATATCAAACGGGAAAATTATTAGATCTAAGAATGGGGAGTATAGATTAGAAATAAACGATATCACAAGTGTGTGTAAATTTGCTGATAGAATTCCTCTAACAGTTCAATATAAGTAGTCAGCTTTGGATGTGATATTACTATTTTCTTAGAAACACATAAATAAGTATAATAAGTATTTATGTGGTGTTCATGCTGAAAGAATAGTAAGTATAGAAGACATAGGACTACAAACAATTTATAATCTTACTGCAAAAGAACAAAATAACTACATAGCTAATGGTATAGTAACTCATAACACAGGTGGTGATCCAGGTAGTAGTTTTGAAGCTCTTAGAGACATGTTCTATAATCCAGACGGATATAACTGTTTATCGTTTGAAAATATATGGGATAGTGCAGTAAGTAATACTAAATGTGGGTTCTTTATACCTCAGTATACCAATCTAGATATACGTAATGAGGATGGTAAAAGAATATATATGGATGATGATGGTAACACTAATGTTAAGCTGTCTCTACAATATATACTCGATGAGCGTAAAATAGTAATACAAAATGCTACCAGTTCAGTTGCCGTTGATAGATATGTTGCTGAAAGATGTATTACTCCTTAGGAAGCTTGTTTGGAATTTAACGGTAATATATTCCCTAAAAAAGAACTTCAAGAATAGCTTGGTTTAATACGTACAAATAAAGCACTGTAGAACCATAAACAAGTTGGAGATCTTATATTTGATCAGTCTGGGTAGTTGAAATGGATACCTAAGAAACTTGGTGATATTACTAAATATCCTTTAGGTAAGGACGATGACCCAAAAGGTGCAATAGTGATATGGGAACATCCAGTTAAAGATGCCCCTTCAGGATTATATATAATAGGAGTAGACCCTTATGATCATGATTAGTCTGGTACAAACTCTTTAGGCTCATCTATAGTATATAAGAGATTTTAGAATTTTGAATCTTACTATGACATTATAGTAGCTGAATATACTGGTAGACCTGCAACGGCTGAGGAATACTATGAGAATTTACGTAAACTAGCTATTTACTATAATGCTAGAATAATGTATGAAAATGAGCGTAAGGGTTTATTCCCTTATTTTACAGCAAAGCATTGTGATTACTTATTAGCAGATTAGCCTGATATAATAAACGATATAGTAGGTAATTCTAAAGTACAACGCAAAAAGGGCTGTCACATGAATAAACAAATAAAACAGTGGGGCGAAGGCATGATTAAAGACTGGTTAAATGAAGAGTATGCACCAGGAAAGAAAAATTTAACTAGGATACTATCTGAGCCATTGTTAGAGGAGCTAATAAGCTATAATGATACTGGAAATTTTGATAGAGTGATGGCATTAATGCAAGTAATGATATACAAAGAACAATTATATAACGTTGTTGTAAAACAGAAAGAAAAAGAGAATAAAACCAAGCTGTTATTTGATGGACCAATTTTTGCGCAGAGTTGGTTTCAAGACGACAAACCAAATATCAGTAATGACGATAATGTATATACATTTTAACTATGAAGAATTTAAAATCAATGCCGATTTAGAAACTCTCTATGTTCAAAAAGAATAAGGAGTGGAGGCAAGCTTGTGTAGACTATATCATAGGTGCTAGTGATTCTGGCTAGGGTAATTTAAATAGAGATAGATCTGACGAAATGTAGACTTACTATGATTTGTACAATAGTATATATAATGAAAAGGATCTAAAGTATGTTACTAATCCATTTAAACAAGATGATGGATTCCCTGCTACAGCTTAGGACTATAATATAATAAAGCCATACATAGATCAGTTACTAGGAGAAGAAACTAAAAGACCGTTTAACTTCTATATAGCTAGAACTAGTGATGATGCTGCTAGTGAACTTCAAGAGAAAATGAAACAAATGCTAATGGACTATATCTATGCTATTATTACTAGTAAACTAAGCCCAGAACAAGCAGCTAGATATGAACAAGCATTAGCTACTGGAGAAATTATGACTCCAGAACAGATACAAAAATATGTAAATAAAGACTATAAAGATATTGCAGAAACTACAGCATACCATGCTTTATAGTATCTTAAGCGTAAGCTAAACTTAATACATGAGTTTTACAAAGGGTGGAAAGATGCATTAATAGCTGGTGAAGAGATTTATTATATAGGTATAGTAAACGGTCAGCCTTATACAGAAAGAGTAAATCCTATGTACTTTAGATATGAGCAATCTTTAGACTTAGAATTTATTCATGAAGCTTCTTGGTGTTGTAGAAAAATGATTATGTCAGCTACAGAACTATATGATAGATTCTATGATAAAATGTCAGAGAAGCAATTAAATGATTTACTAGATTTAATAGATGAAAAGCCAGGTACTTCTCCTGAAATAAGAAAAACATCTATGGATTACACTCACTATAAGATGTCTAGTATAAACGGATTTACCGCTAATCCTTTTGATGCTAATCATATTACTGTATACCACTGCTGTTGGAAATCATTTAAAAAGATTGGATTTGTAAGTATAACTGACCCAGAAACTGGTGAAATAGAAGAAGTACAAGTAGACGAAACTTATAAACCTACTGGCAGAGAAAACTATGTAGAATGGAAATGGATAGTTGAAACCTGGGAAGGCTATAGAGCTAATGATGATGAATATATAGGCATACAACCTATAGAATATCAGCATATATCAGCTGATAATCCTAATTCATAGAAGCTGCCATATACTGGTGTTGTATACAATAATACTAATAGTAGACCTAGATCTCTAGTAAGTATGATGAAACCGTTACAGTATATGTATATTGTAGTATGGTACAGACTTGAATTAGCAATGTCTAGAGATAAAGGTAAAGTAGCTCTGATAGATGTTACTTAGATACCTAAAGGATTAGGTATAGATGTAAACAAATGGATGCATTACTTAGGAGCATTAGGTGTAGCATTTATTAACCCTTATGAGGAAGGATGGGATGTCCCAGGACGTGAAGGTGGTAGACCAGCTCAGTTTAATCAGTTTCAATCATGGGATCTTAGCATGGCTAATGTGATAGATCAGTATGTAAACCTAATGGCTAAAATAGAAGATATGGTAGCTAAACTTACTGGTATTACTCCTTAGAGATAGGGGCAAATAGCTCCAAACGAGCTTGTATCTAATGCTAGTACAGCAGTAAGTATGTCTTATCATATTACTGAACCTTGGTTCTGGACACATAATCAAGTAAAGAGAGAAGTTTTAACAATGCTATTAAATACAGCTAAGGTAGCTTGGAAAGACAATAAAATGTGCTTGAATTATATACTAGACGATGCTACTAGAGCTTTTCTTAAATTATCTGATAGATTCTTCTATGAGGATATGGATGTATTTATTGACGATAGTACTAAGAATAGACAGGACTTAGACGCTCTCAGAAATCTCATGCAACCTGCTATGCAAAATGGTGCTAGCTTACTTGATATAGCTGAAATAGTTACATTAGATAATGTAAATATGATTAAGAGTAGATTAGAGGAAATTGAGCAGAAACGTATGGAACAAATGCAGCAGCAACAACAAGCTGAGCAGCAAGCTCAACAAGAACTAGTTGAAAAACAAAATCAAATAAAAGAAGAGGAATTGATGATCAAAGAAGCTGAAATGGATCTTGAAAAATATAAGATAGATCAAGACAATGCTACTAAAATTACAGTTGCTCAATTAAATGCTTACAAAGGTTCTGAGAATATGGATCAAAATGAAAACGGTATACCAGATCCTATGGAAATAGCAGCTCAAGCTTTAGAAGAAAGAAAGCAAGCATCAGAAGAAGCTTCTAAACAGTTCGAATTCAATAATAAGCGTAGAGAAGCAGAGATGAAGAAAGAGATCGAAGATAAAAAAATTCAGCTTGAAAAAGATAAAATCTAGGCTCAGAAAGAATTACAAGCTCAAAAAGATAAGGCTGCAATGGAAAGAGAGAAACTAAAAGCTAAGACTGCAATTAGAAATAAAGTCACAGGAGAACGTTAATATGAAGATAATTCAGAACAAACTAATTCCTTTTAAAGGATATAAGTATATTAACTTATTTGGGTTATTGTTTACTAGAGATAAATCTAAAATAACAGATATAGAGTATAATCATGAAAAGATCCATCTTAAATAGATGCAAGAAATGTTGTGGTTGCCATTTTATATCTGGTATGGAATTGAATACTTAGTTATAACAGTAGCTAGGTTATTTGATAAATAGGGAGATAGGTATCATGATATATCTTTTGAAGAAGAAGCTTATAATAATGAAACTAATCTGAACTATTGTAGTGGCAGAAAGCATTTTGCTTGGTTAAAATATGTAGGTATTAAAAGTAATGAGGAGGAATAATTATGGCATGCGGAAGTAAGAAAGGATCTAAAAAGGGCGGTAAAAAGAGTAAGTAATTATGGAACGTGAAGCATTTAGATAGAGAATGCAACAGTATAAGTAGGCTAGGGAAAGCAATCCCTAGCTGAAGTACTGGGATTGGAAGAAGTATGCAGACGGTGGAGAAGTAAAAGATAATACATATGTTGCGCCTATGCATAAAGAATAGATATTTATACCTGCTTCTGGAGCGTAGAAAATGTTGAATGATTACCAATATAAATATGGTAGTAAGTCACCGTATAAAGGCGGAGAATTAGAAATAGTTAGTCCAGAGTTTGATATACTTACTGGAGTTAGAGGGCTGTTAAATAGCCCGTCTAAAATTAATACGTTGACGAAAGAGTTAAATAAAAACATAGATATAAGTACTTTAAACAACTAGTTACCGAATAATATAGGTTGGGGACCTAAATAGAGTATAAAAGTAATACATGATTCAAACTATAATACGCCTTTGAATCTTTATAATGCTAATAGATGGGATGTAGTTTACGAAGGCGCTAATCCACATGGAATTTGGTTTTAGGGTAAATTTGGTAATCCTAGGACAACGGCAAATACATCTATTCCTGGAAAATCGGAAAAAGCAGCTAAAGCTAGAAAATTATTTGAAGAGAGACCGTATAGACACAAAGGCGAATTAGTGTTAGAAAAGCCGTTAGTAACTGTAGGTGATGTGCCAGATAGATCTTTTCTTAGTCATTTTGGTGATAAAACTGGAGCGGATGGAATAATATATAATAATGTATATGATAACGGATATAGTAATAATTAGGTAATTTTAGCATTTAAGCGTCTTAATGATTATAGTATAATAAATAAATATGCAGATGGTGGTACTATAGAAGAAGATCCTCCAACTACTAGTGAAAGACCCATAATAAATTTTGATCCTAAAGGAAATCCGTATGAAGCTAAATATGGTTATAACCCTGGAGCTGGATTTACTAAAGATCCATTTAATCTCTATGATGCACCTATTATAGGTGATGCTTTAAGTATATATGATGCATCAGAAGCTTTAAAGAATAAAGACTGGCTAGGAGCTAGTTTAGCCGCCTTAGGAGTAGTACCATTTGTACCTAACAATTTAGGTAAGACTATTAGTAAGTCTATGAACAACTATATACCTGAAGTTAGAAGAACTACACAGGATAAAATTAATGCTTTACTTAGAAGAGAAAACAAATTGAATGATACTCTAGGTAAAACTGTGAGTGGGGACAGGTCTTAGAAGAGTACCTTATGAAGATGCTTTAAATGCTAGAAATAGAGTATATGAATCTGTAATTGATCCAGAAAATCTAAAAAGAGCTAGAGCTATTGATAGTAGATATGGTACTAGTTATGAAGCTGTTTATAAAGGTATGAATGAAAGGTATCAAGATCCTATGGAATATTTTATGTCTAGTTATGAGCCAGTATTAGATGCTAGCCTAAGTAGTAGTACTAAAGCTCAAGTAAGTAGTAATCCTAAGAATAGAGATATAAGATTTAGTAAAGGAGTTAATACTGGAGAATATAACATAGATACTGGATTAATTAGACACGAAATAGGTCATAAAGTAGATATAGATGCTACTAGAGGAGCTGTTAATACTAATCCATTTATGTAGGATTTAGCTAAAGATATATTGCCTTATGATCAAGCTAGATATATGTTATATGGAATAGAAAATCCTGTCGAATCATATAAATATCTAACTACTCCTACAGAAATTAAAAGTCATATGAATCAATTTAGATAGTATCTGATTGATAATAAGATAATGAAACCTGGAGATAAAGTTGATGATGTTCCTAATTTCTTTATGCATCTACAAGCAGCTCCAGATGAATATAAAGGAATAAAATTATTGCAGAACTTATTTAAGAATGACAGAGCCTTTAAGAAAAGGTTTGATTAGATACCGTTAACAAATATCAATGATAACAGGGTAGTAGCATGACATTATTAACACTACACACTGGAATAAAGGTAAAAAGAAGAAATAAATCTAATTAATATATTAATTATGGAAAAAGAAAATAAGATTACTTTAGGTGGATTTGATGCTATACTTGACAGCTTCATCCCTAACGTAAATAAAAATATTGAAAATATTATTGGTGATGATGCTGTTGAAGAAGATGAATTAGACAATATCAAAAAGAATCAATTTGACCCTATTGCAGATGGTATAAAAAAGCAAAAGGATAAGAAAGATGACAAGGTAGAAGATCCTAAAGATGATGTTACCGATCCTGATGTAATAGATGATAAGTCGGATACAAAATAGAAGTCTAACGATTCTAAAAAGAATACCAAAACTATAGATAAAGTAGATGATGAAGATGAATCAGACGATGACATCGATAATGGATCTACTGAAGTAGATAGTAATGTAGTAAGTAACTTCTTTGATGCTATCGCTGAGAAACTAGGTTGGGATATTGATGAAGAGGATGAAGATAGTAAACCTAAGGATGTAGACAGTCTTATTAAATATTTTCAAGATATTATAGAAGAAGAAAGTAAACCTACTTACGCTAGTGAGGAAGTAGAAGCACTTGACAACTTCGTAAAACAAGGTGGAGATCTTAAACAATACTTACAGATAGATGCAGAGTTGGATCTAGATGATATTGATATGGAAGATGAGTCTAATCAAAAGTTAGTAGTAAAACAGTTCTTAAAAGAAAAAGGTATTAGTGCTAAACAAATAGAAAAGAAAATATCTAAGTATGAAGAAGCTGGTTTACTTGAAGATGAGGCTCAGGATGCATTAGAAAGTCTTAAGGAGATAAAGGAAGATAAAAAAGAACAGCTATTATTGGAACAGAAAAAACAATATGAACAAATGGTTGCTAACCAACAGAAATTCTATAATAGCGTTGTCTCTGAAATAAAAGGCTTAAAAAATATACGTGGTATTACGGTCCCTGAAAAAGACAAAAAAGTATTAATAGATTATATACTTAAGCCAGACACCGACGGTAAAACTAAGTACCAAAAGGACTATGCTAAAGGTGGTGTAAAGAACTTAATAGAATCAGCATACTTTACTATGAATGCAGATAAACTATTAGAAGCTGCTAAGAAGGCTGGAAGTAATTCAGCTATTGATAAGTTTAAAAATAGTTTAAAGACAACATCTGTAAATACTCGATCTAAACAAATATCAAAGAGTAATGATGATGAGCCTATTTGGTCAAATATTGCACGAAAACTGCGTATATCATAATAATTAATAATAAATAAAATTAAATTACTAGTATTTTATGGATAACAATATTTTGAACTCGTTGGTCCTTTATAAAGGAAAATGGTTTAGCGATTTGATTGATACTAATAAAATCAGTCTCGCTTCTTAGCAAAGACCTTACGAGGTATCTACTATCCTGTCATACGTATTTGGTACTAAAGATAATGGTTACAGTACTTCTCTGGATATGTTGACAGGAGGTCTTGGTAACGTAATGACTATTGACAAACCGTCATTTGAATGGGGTGTAATGATTGATCAAGACAGAGCTGTTACAATTCGTGATGCAAAATGGAATGGAGCTACTATTTCTGAAGATTCTACTCCTGGTCTCGGTAATACTCCTATCACACTGTGGTTAGAAGATAGCTGGTTTGGACCTGGTGCTACTGTAGAACTTGATGACAAGAGTCAGTTGCGTTTCGCTGACGCTCCTTATCAGGATGGTAACTTGTTTGTTTATACAGGTTTCATTGCTAATGGTAACCCTGCTTCTTACATTAATCCTCGTTATTTGCAAGCTGGTTGTCAAGTATCTCGTTTGGCATCTGCTTACGAAGAATACAGTGAAGAAGCTGATATCCTGAACTATAATACTCATTTCAAGATGCGTAACTATTTGACTACAGTTCGTTTGTCTTATGATATTACAGGTTCTGCATACTCTGAAGTAATGGCTATTGCTTTGAGAGATCCTAAATCAGGTAAGACTTCTTACTTATGGTCAACTTTCCAGGAATGGGTAGCTATGCGTGAATGGTATAAGCGTCTCGAAAGAGCTTTGGTATATAATCAGAACAACGTAAATAAGGATGGTTCTTGTAACTTGAAAGGTAAGAACGGTCGCCCTGTATTTATTGGTGCTGGTTTGTTGGAACAGATTGCTCCGTCTAACAGACGTTATTACACTCGTTTGACAGCAGAATTACTGGAAGATTTCTTATCAGATTTGTCTTACAATGTACTTGGTACTAACGAACGTAAATTCATCGGTTTGACTGGTGAAATGGGTCTTCGTGAATTTGACCGTGTATTGAAAGAAAAGATGGCTAACTTGAACATGATTGATACTGTATTTGTATCTGGTTCTGGTGAAAACTTGAAATTCGGTGGTCAGTTCAAAACTTATGCTATGAGCAATGGTATTGAACTTACTTTGAAATATTTCCCGTTGTATGATGATTTGACTCATAACCGTCAGTTGCATCCTGTAACATTGAAACCGCTGGAATCTTACCGTATTACTTTCTTGGATCTTGGTCGTCGTGACGGTGAAGCTAACGTAGTTAAAGTAGTTCGTAAAGATCGTGAATTCGTTAGCTGGTGTACAGCTGGTTCTGTAACTCCTGCTGGTTATGCTCACTCTAACACTGAAGTTCGTTCTAACGCTAAGGACGGTTATGCAGTACATTTCTTGGGTGAATGTGGTATTATGTTGAAAGATCCTCGGGCGTGTGGGGAGCTAATCATGATGGCAGAATAATAATTAACTAACTTTAACGTGTAATTACCTGACAGCTTGAGTAACTTAATTAAGTTATCTACGTTTTTAATATAAACAATTTTAAATAGATAATTATATGTTAAGTTACGAAGTATATAAGATTACAAATAAAGTAAACGGAAAAATTTATATAGGTATAACCAATAGAGGAGCTGGTGCTAGATTTAAACAGCATCTATTTGAAGCTGAACACGGCTCCTCTTTTAGATTTCATAACGCTCTTAGAAAGTATGGAGCAGACGGATTTGATATTAATATCATAGCGTTCTGTAAAAATGCAGAAGAACTTAAAGAAAGAGAAAAGTTCTTTATAAAAGAATATGATTCTACAAATCCCGAAAAGGGATACAATATGACAGAAGGTGGAGACGGTACTTTTGGTAGACCTTGCTCTGAAGAAACTAAACAAAAAATAAGTATAGCTAACTCTGGCAAAACAGCTAGTGAGTATACTAAAAAGTTATTATCTGAAGCTGGTAAAGTAAGAACAGAAAGTAGAGATAAGTATTGGAAATCTGGTAGAATCGGTGAAACTAGAAAAAAACCAGTATTACAATACACTTTAGATGGAGATTATATAACGGAATATAGTGGTGTAAACGAAGCTAGTAGAAAAACTGGAATAAATACCTCATTAATAATATCATCCTTAAAAAGGAAAAGAGTATTAATATCTGAAAGAAATCCATATATATGGTTATATAAAGAAGATTATAAAGAAATTCCAAGTAAAGTAGACTCGTCTTTAGCAGCTATACTACCAGATTGGAAACCACAAATTTCTGATAAATGCAGACAGGCTAACATAGAGTCTAGAAAAAATAAAGTAAGAACTGCTGAAGAATTAGCTTTAATAAAACAAAGAGCTACAGAAGCATGCGGAAAGAAAGTACTACAATATTCATTAGATGGAAAATTGTTAGCAGAGTTTGATAGTATATCTGAAGCCAGTAAAAACACAGGTCAAGATAGAAAAACTATAGCCAATAGCGCTAATGGAAAAACAAAAGTAACTAAATCTACCAAATTTATCTGGAAATACAAAGAATGACTTGAATACTCTAATTATATAATTATGGAAGTAATCGTTAAATTAACAAAAATAAATCCTTGGACTGGATTAATAAAATGGTCTAACTGTTTTGATTATGTAAGTACTTACTGGACTAGATCAGGTAGTAGATATACTGGTTTAACTACAGAGAAAGCCAGAGAGTTAGAATAGAAAATGGGTAAAGCAGAAGGTGAACTAGACCCAAGTAGTACATTTTGGGATACCTTTGCAATCAAAATCGGTAAAAGAGAATTAATTATTAATACGGATAGACCAGAAGGAGAATTGCAATATTTATTCTTATTAAAACACAAAAGAGTAGCTAATGGTTTAGATAAAGTAACTCCTGCTACTGACTATGTACTAATTAATAAAGAAGCTGAAGCTGAACAAGCTAATAAGATTAATAAGGTTAAACGCGATGCTTATAGAGCATTAGATAAGATGAGTCTTGAAGATATGCGTAAGTGCCTTAGATTGTTTGGTGTTAAAGCAGACACAATGTCTAATGAATTAGTTGAAGCTAAACTTACTGAAAACATTGAAAGAGATCCAGCTAAATTTATTAGAATTTGGGTAGAAAACCCTAACAAAGAAATTAACTTCATTATTGAAGAAGCATTAAGTAAGAATATTATTCGTAAGAATAGATCTGCATATTACTTTGGTACAGACTTAATTGGTAATGGTCTTGAAGACGTAATTGCATATTTGAAGGACAAAAAGAATCAAGACTTGTACTTAAGTATAATTGGAGAGATAAAATCTAAATAATAATGACACGATCTGAATTTCACTCATACTTTAAGATAGCAATGGACAAGAACTCACAAAGCGTAGCTTTTGGAGGATGCCCATCTTTCTTACCATAGGAAATAGACTATTGGTTAAATCAAGGTTTATATCAAGAAGTGAGTAATAAATTCACAGGTAACAATTCTCTATAGACCCCATTTGAAAAGTCAGTTAAACGAGTGCATGATTTAGAAAAGTTAGTTAAAACAGATAGCGGGTTAGTTGCATCGAAAGTATCAAATTCAAATCAATGCAAGTTAGAAAACTTATTTGGAGGTTAGAGAATGTTCTTTGTGGATGCTACTTTAAACTACAATAATAAGAAAGCTGATATTAAGCTTATTGACCACGATAGTGCTAAACGTTTTAAGAGGACTTACAATAATAATCCTTGGATTGAAGAGCCAGTAGGCGTTATCCAAGATAATACATTGATAGTTTATATAGATGATCTATCTATGGATAGTACATCTTACTCAATAGATCTTACTTACGTAAAAACTCCTACTAAGATAGAGAATTTACCAGCTAGTGGCATGAGTGAAATACCAGAATATATGTAGTTTGAAGTTATTAATAGAGCTGTAGAATTAGCTCTTGAAGACATAGAATCTAAAAGAGTTCAAACTAAATCACAGCTTAATCAAATTGATGAATAATTATGACAGAAAGATAGATGCAAATAGAAGTAGAACGTAGACTACAACTAATGGACCCTAGTTTAGTAGTAGAGAACAAATTGAGTTCTGATACTATTATAGCATTCATCAATGAAGCAATAGATAAATACTATAAGACTAGATATTCTGGAATAAACTTTAAACAATAGGGATTTGAACAGACTCAAAAACGTATAGATGATCTACGTACTTTAATAAAAACTAAAGTATTCTCTGACGAAATCAATGAGTAGGATAATACATATACTGTTACTTTACCTTCTGATTATGTATTATTACTAGGTGATACTGCTGGTATAACTCCTAATGGTGAAAATGATTGTTGGGAGAAAGACAATAAAGGAGATTATAAAGTAAAATATACAGATACATTAGAATCTACTATTGAAACTATAGATAGGCAATTGAGTAATACTTTATCAGAACATAAATTAAAATACTGTTCAGCTAGACCCTTAAAACTAATCCATGATAATAGTATAACTTTATATACAGATGGTAATTATAAAGTAAGTAATTATAAGATAACTTACTTATCTAAACCTGCTAAGATAAATGCAAGTAACATTACCAACACTGAATATACTAGTTTACCTGAACATACTCACTTAGAAATAGTAAAGATAGCTATACAATTATACTTAGCTACCAAGCCTATGTAGAATTACTCGGTATACTCCAACGAGGTTAATCAAATGGAGTAAATAAATTAATGCGCTTGTCGACGTGGAAATCTGCAATAGGGAAAGTAGAAGACAAGCAGACTAGCGCTAAGTCTAATAATTAATTATTTTTATAGATATATGATAACTAGAGTTGACACCGTACTTATCGGTAAAAATTGCCCAGAATCTTACACTAATATTGATTCCTTGGCTGCTGGTGATGTTGCTTTGTTTGATGAAAATAAAGTATTGATCAAGACTGCTGCTGAAGCAGTTAAAGCTTCTGCTGTATATATTGGTGTATGTGGCAAGAAAGTAAACATCACACTTCCTAATGGCAACGCAGCTTCCAAGAATGTATTTGAATATTCAAATCCTATTCAGAAAGCTTCTAAGCCTTCATATGTGATTGGTGAATATGAAGCTCCTGTTCAAGAAAAGATCGAAATCGACTTTACTAATGCTTCTGTTGTTATTGGTCACAGATACGTTCTTCGTATTGTTTACAAAGATGTTTATGAAGCTCCAGGTTAGTTCACTCATACTTATGAAGCTATTGCAACATCTGAAACTGCTGATGATCTTGGTAATGCATTGCTGAAGAAGATTAATGCTCACGCTAATCGTCGTATTACAGCAACTTTCACATCACATAAACTTACTTTAACAGCTATGGAAAAAGACGACAATGAAGGAGTAAATTCGTTGAATGAATATTCAATCGTTTCTATGTCTGCTTCTTTGTATGTTACTATTCCTGGTGCTTTGTTATCTAATGTACCTGAATCAGTACCTGGTGTTGTTATTAAAGACGTTGAAGGTAAACCTGGTAAAGGTTATTGGAAACAAGTTCGTGACGCTGAAGTACGTATGATGGGTTACAAAGGTATTGTAATGACTGGTGCTTATCCTTCTGTTGAACAAGATAGAAAAGTATCTGAAGGTGCTACATACGATTACGTTACTATTGAGAACGATAACTTGTATTTAAGTCCTGATAACCAGTATATTAAAACTACTCCGCTTACTACTGAATTGTATGTAGAAGCTGGTAGCTTGAGTGATTCTGTATTTGCTAAGGCTTTGCAGTCATTTGTTACTGGTGTTGAAGTTAAATAACATCAATAGCTAAAAATAACGGTTTCTTTATTTAAAACCTGGCGAGGTTGAGGTTTATCCTCGGCTTCGCCTTTTTAATTTTATAGATATGAAAATAATTAATTCTGTATTAAAAGACAACACTCTTACTATAACACTAGATACTAACACTAGTATTAGCAAGGTGTATTTAGATTCTATATTGAATCAAAACAATATGTACTCTGATGAAGATACTAAACACACACATACTATAACTGACATAGCTATAGAGGATAATGAAATTATTGTTGACGTTAGTGAGTATGAAGAAACTTCTTTTATTGTGAGCGTTTTAACTACAAATGGAGATAGAGACGAAATCATAGCAATAGACCAACAAGAGTTGTACTTAGCTAAGGTAAATCTATTGAATACTTACTGTAGTACATGCTTATCTAAGCATCAAAAACATGTTATAATGATGTGCGATTTTAAATCACAATTGTTAAACTACGCTTTAGATAATAATCTTACTGAGGATGCTATAAGTCATTATATTGATTTAAGTAGATTATTAGGCATGCACAGTTGTCATAATTGCAGTAAGTGTACTAATAATAGAATATGTAATAAATGTTGTAACGGAATGTGTGCATTATGATAAAAGAAGAATATAAAACTGCATGTAGGCTAAAAGAATAGACTAAGTATAATATTGACTATGATAGTTGTCAAATACTTAATCTAACATGCGCTAATTACATATACGATTTAATTTAGTAGTCTACTAAATATGAAGTAAGTTTAGAATCTATAAAGAAAATGTATAGCATGATGTACAAATTATTAGGTCATGAAGTAAATACATCTAATTAAATATTAATATGGCACAATACGCAACTAAAGATGAATTAAATGAACTAGTAGTACTAGTAAGAAATCTTCAAGGTGATATTAATACTCTAGATACTAGTGTAGGTGAGCTTGATACACTAGTAGAGAGAATTAACCATCTAGCTACCTTGAAAGATGTTACTATTACCTATATAACTGAAGGAGACCTACTATAGTACTCTAGTGATGGTACATGGCATAATATACAACCATCAGCTTTAGGTATTGGAGGTGAAGGAGGTGGTGGTATTGTTGATACTTCCGTAGTTAAAGCAATGATTAAACAAGAAGGATCTAAACTGTTCCTTAGTAAACTACAGGATGATCAAGCTGCTGGAATTATTACCTTCAATAATGGTTTAGTAAGTAATAAAATGACTTATTTAAAAGAAGGTGTACAAATAGGTCATTTCGTATCAGGTATGATTGGTGGTACAGGAGCTCAAATAGACAAGGATGGTAGAGGTGAAATGACCAGTTTGATCCTTAGAGAGTTTCTAGAAGTACCTGAGTTGAGATTTAACAAGATAGATGTTGTTAGTGGTGAATTATGGAACTCTATAGCATTTGGTACTATTGAAGATGTAGATATAGCAAACTAGATTGTTACTGTTAAACTAGAAGAAGGTGAATATAGTGGTATCAAAGTAAATGATATATGTAGAGGTATATTCCACAATTTAGGTTCTGGTAATGATACAGAGTCAAAACCTGATGAGAATGGCTTTGATACAGTAGCTGGTTTCAGTACATCTTACTTTACACCTATCGAAGTATTAGACTCTTTTGGTAAGTAGTTTAGATATACTTTAAAACCTGGTACTACACAACATCCTAGTAAGTCAATGAAGTTCGTTGTATATGGTAACTTTACAGACCCTAATAGACGATCTAGTGCATATGCAACAAGAACATACAAAAGATACTTAAAAGACGTAAACACATGGCAAATAGACTGGACTAATATTGCATCATAGTTTGGTTTACTAGACGGTCTTAATATACCAGGTGGACCTAATGATGGTAATCTTACTGGTGATGGTGCTTATCTTACTAATGTATATATGACAGGTGCACTTATTCAGTTTACTCCTGAATAGATGGATGAAATGAAAGGTCATGATGCATATTCAGTATCATTAAGTAGAGAAACAGCTACTATTATACTTGATAATAATTTAAATATTATTGATGAGTATAATCAGTTAAGTCAATTGACATTTGCTATTCAAGCATTTAAAGGTCCAGTAGAATTAGCATATAGTGATGTATACGGTGAAGGCACATACTTCGTAGAGTATGAAGCCACTGGTCTTAAGTGTACTATGAGTAATGGAGTATTTAGAATTACTGAAATTACTAATGTTAGTAACATGAGAATAAACATCACTGTAAACTGTGAAGGGTTGGCTTTGTTTAAAAAGGAATTCTTACTTAATTATCAGTTAGAAGGTGATGCTTTATGGGTAACATACAATGATAATGACGCTGTACCTAATAGACCTACAGGTAGAGGTGAAACTGATGGTTGGCATAGAAACTATACAGCTAGTGCTATATGGATGTCAACTAAGAGTTCTAGACGAATAGAAGAAGGTGAATGGGGTGACCCAGTAAGATTTGTGGGAGCTTCAGTACAAGGTGAGGATGGTCAGTATACAGTATTCTGTTATACTAATTCTAGTGTACAACCAGAAACACCTACTGGTACTTAGATACCACCTTCTGATTCAGTAACTACTTGGTATATGTATCCACCAGAAAGAGAAAGTACAGATGTATTTACTTGGATGACTCAAGCTACAGTGTATGCTGATAAATCATTATCTGGTTGGACTAAACCTATTAGAATTACAGGTGAAACTGGTGAAGACGGAGCTGATGGCACTAAATTAGAATTTATATATACACTGTTTACTCCTACTAATGATAAACCAAGACCAGATACTCCATCTACTAGTCAACAGGATGACTATATACCATTTGGTTGGTCTGATAATCCACAAGGTGTATCTAAAGAAAAACAATATGAATGGGTAAGTACTCGTGAAAAGAAAGCCGCTAAGATAGGTGAAGGTCATTGGAGTGAGTTCTCACAACCAGTTATATGGTCTAAATGGGGTGAAAAAGGTATGGACGGAGATGGTTATGAATATATATTTACTCGTACAGCTGATGTAGATAAAGTTCCAGCAACTCCTTCCTCTATCCAATAGAACGATTATATACCTACTATATCTAACGGTGGATCTACAGACTATAACTGGTCAGATGATCCTAAAGGTGCAAATGAAACTTACAAAGCAGAGTGGACATGTAAGCGTGTAAGAACAGATGGAGTGTGGTCAGATTTTAGTACTCCAGCGTTATGGTCTAACTGGGGAGAACAAGGTCTATCAGGAGGTCATTACCAATATAGATGGAAAGTATCTAGCACTAAACCTAATACTACTCCTGATAACGATTCTTCATGGTCTACTAATAGTGAACAAACTATTGAACAAGGTCAGTATGTGTGGTAGATTCAACGATTTGTTAACCCAGACGGTACTACTACTGCTTGGGGTAATATAATCAGATTAACAGGTGCTGATGGTAAAGATGGAGAAGACGGTAACAGTATTGAATTCTTATACGCACGTAATAGTACTGGTGTTATACCACAAAAACCAGCTGATAATCAAACTACTGATTGGACAGGTAGAGGACCCGACGGTACAGAATGGACAGATAATCCACAAGGTGTTACTCCTAATCTTACTTATGAGTATGTATGTCAACGTTATAAGGATAAAGCTACTCAATTATGGGAATCTTATTCTACACCTGGTGTATGGGCTAGATACTCTGAAAGAGGTAAAGACGGTGATGGTTATGAATATATTTATATAAGACAATCTACATGGAAATCACAAGGTCAATTGAATCCTAGTTCAGACCCAGTATATATAGCAGACGGTAATATATACCCACCAGCAAATGTAGAATCTGATGCTTATCAAACTGATGATTATGTTCCTAATGGTTATTCAGATAATCCTGAAACTGTAAATAGCTAGATAAGATATCAATACATGTGGGCTAGAAAGAAAGAAGGTGGAAAATGGAAAGCTTGGAAAAACGGATCATTGTGGACTAATTTTGCAGTTGATGGTGAATAGGGTGAACCTGGTACTCCTGGTGCTCCTGGTGGTAGTATAACTGTTAGTGGTGCACCTGCTTCTATTAGATCTAGGTTAGGTTTCTTACAAACTACTAACTGTACTCTAAGAGCTATTAGTACTTCTTCATCTGGCGTTACTTCACAAGTGAGTGGTAATTATGCTGTTTACTATAAGAGTAGTTCTAGTGGCAGTTGGTCTAAAGCAGATAGTGGTTCAGGTACTAGTTACTAGTTATCTTGGTCTTCTAGTTTAAATGCCGAATATTTCTGGTTTGGATTCAGTACTGATATTGTACCTAGTCCGTCAGGGTCATTTAATGTATGGAGTGTTGAAGTTCCTGTAGTATATGACGGTAAAGATGGTTCTGATGGGTCTGATGGTTCTGATGCAGATTCTAGTTATACTCTTATGAGAGATTGTGGTGTTTGGAGTTCTAGTGCTTATTATTATAACGATAAAGCTACTAGAGCTATGAATAGTAGTGAGTATGTTAAGTATTAGAATTATAACAACATGTATGTAGTAGACTATGTAGTATGGCAAGGAGTTACTTACTTAGCTAAGAAAAACCATAGTAATGTTCAACCGCCTAACTCTTCATATTGGGAAACTTCATCCAAAGTAACAGCTTTGACTGTTAACAATCTATTAGCAAATAATGCTAAACTGGGAGAGTTTAATTTTAGCGGGGTCATGTTTACTTCTGCTAATGGAAGTCTATCAATGAATAGTGAAAATGGGGCATTACGTTGTAACGACGCCTATATACATGGTATTGTAGAAGCTGAAAGTGGATATTTTACTGGAACTGTAAATGCACAGGCTGGTCTATTTACTAATATTCACATATTGTCTGGTAATATAGCAGGGTTTAGTATATCAGGTAATGACTTTGTAAATAATGCTACCGACGCTAGTATACGATTTAAATTAACTGGTAACTCCTTTTTACAAATAAATAATCCTTCATATACAGGTCTTATAGATGTTCGTAATGATGGAGGTACAGCTATTAGAGCTCAAGCTTATGGAACTAATTCTGTTGGTTTGTCTGTTATAGCTCAATCAGGTTATGCTACTAGTATTAAAGCAATAGACTCTACTGGTAGTTGTCAGTTTGTAACTAGAGACACCGAAAGAATATTAATAAATGGATTGTGTGTTAATACTGTAACAGTAACTAGTAGTTATGATGCTAAGACTAGTGATGACTTTATAATATGTAATAACACTGGTACTATTACTATTAGTTTCCCTAGTGTTGGGTCATTCTATAAAGGTAAGATATATTACATAAAATCTATCAATACTGGCAATTGGACCGTTAGTGGTGGTATACGATTAGCTGACCAACGTGGTACAAAATACTCTCAATCATATAGTGATAATAAGATAAGAGGTTTTATATTTGATGGTAGCTATTGGAATGAAATGTACTATAGTAGTTAATGAAATTATGAAAATAGATTTTAATAAACTAAAAGTATATACAGGATTAGATAAAAAATAGTTCATACTAGCACAGGCTGCAAAAGAACTAGCTGATGGTCTTTATAAGACAGCTATGGGTATATCAGGTTATGCTTTAGCGTTAAAGTTGTATAATAGTAAAGGTGAGGAAGAGTACACAGATGAAGAGTTTGATATGATACTTAATTATGCAAATAGATACGGTACTCCATTTTTCATTGATGCACTACAAAGACTAAAAGAAGATGAAAAATCTAATGATTCAGAATCAACTGAAGTTGATGAGTGATAGAGAATTGCTAGAGGGCATCTATACGATGCTTCTAGCAGTTATGCAAGAACAGTATATAAGTGATAGTAAGCAGCTAGGCATTAACATGATAGCTGATATATTAGTAGATAACATATCTAGAAATAGAGAAAGGAGTTAGAATAATGGATAGAAACTAGCTAATACAATAGCTGAGTAAGTACTTCAATATTAAGGAACTAGTATGCCCGCATTGTTACTCTAAGTTTGGAGATAACTCTTGGTAGTTTATTAGTACAGAGTTACTTAGTACTCTATATATACTCAGAACTAAAGTAATTAATAAACCTATGGTAGTAAATACATGGGCTACTGGTGGCTAGTACTCACAAAGAGGTTTAAGATGTAACATGTGTCAACTAGTAAAGAGTAAGAATAGTATATACTTATCAGCTCATTGTCTTGGTAAAGCTATAGATTTTCATGTACCCGGTATGGATGCAGAAACTGTTAGAAACCTTATAAGGGCTAACGTAGATAAATTCGAGTATCCTATTAGACTAGAAGCTGATACTACGGGATGGATACATTGTGATTGTTACGTACCTAAGGACTCTTCTAACAGACTTTTAGAGTTTGAAGGATAAGTTAATCGACTATACATAGAAAGTGTCTTAAAACGCCTTAAAATGCGTCATTATGGAAAAGCAAACAATATTATATAATATATTATATATTGATGAAAGAGCTAAGAATCTAATACCAGAAGTAGTAGATGCTTGGAATATTACTCCACATAGATTTAGTAAAAGTGGTGAATCAGTATCATTAAGATTAAATGATACTATAGAAGAAATTACAGGTTACAGTACTTCAGATTTTGTAGACATAGAAGTTACTAGAAAGAATATCATTGTAACTTTATAGCCTAATACTACTCAAGGTTCTAGACAAGCTAGAGTTACTTTGAATATAGGTAAAGGTGAACATTCTACTAAACTGTTGCAATTTGTAATACACTAGAATTGATAATTGTAAAATATACGTATATGGTTAAAATTATTGAGAGCTATACAGCTCCAAATCCGAAAGAATACACATACTGGGTAGATCTAACCAGTAATCCAAACAAAGGTGTTATTAAGTATTTTAAAGGTAATGGTAAATGGGGAGATGTCAATGATAAGACTAATGACGATTAGTCTAAAGACATTGAACAGTTACAGAAATCAGTAGATAACTTAAAGTCAACTAAAGTAGATAAAGTATCAGGTAAAGAACTTTCTAGTAATGACTTTACTGACTCTTATAAGAGTAAGCTTGATGGTATAGCAGCTCAGGCTAATAAATACGTTTTACCTGCTGCTACTGCATCTGTTTTAGGTGGTGTAAAGACTGGTGCTAATATCACTAATACTAGTGGTACTATCAGTCTAACTAAAGCAAATGTTACTGCTGCTTTAGGTTATACTCCTCCTACTGCTGATACTAAAGTTAATGTTAATAATACTCTAACAAGTACTAGTATAGTTGACGCTTTGTCAGCAGCACAAGGTAAAGTTTTAAAAGATTTAATTGACGCATTAACTGCTAGAGTTTCTGCATTGGAAACTCCAGCTGCATAATATATGAAGTATGGATACAGCAAGATTTTTTGCTGCTAATACCCAACCTAACCCAGTAGAAGTTGACTACTGGGTTGACCTTTATGATAACCCTTATGGTGGTAGTATTAAATATTATAATGGTACAGAATGGGTAAGACTAGCAGCTTCTGGAGGTATTCCAGATTTAAGTAAGTACTATACTAAAGTACAAGTAAACTAGTTACTTAATGATAAAGCTAGTGTATAGTCGGTTGAAAGTAAAGTAGATGATGAAGAAGTAAAAGATGTGATTAAGAATATTACATTTAGAACTTCTAACCCCAATGAAGTACAAATGGTACTCGCAAAATATGATACTACCACTGTTGCTATATCATTACCTAAAGCTAGTGATGTTTCTGCTGGTATAGTTACTTCTGATGATTTTAGAGACTTTGTTAAGCAAGTAGACCTTCAGCAATTATATCAAGAACTATATGATAGTAATAGTAGCATAATGAATGCTATTAATGATATAAAAGCTAAATATCAAAAGAAGTTAATAGCTGGTAGTAATATAAAAATATCTGATGATAATGTTATATCAGCCACTATTTCAATAGAAGGAAGCGATATAGATGTCGATGGTATTAATAGTAAAATAGATGAGTTAACTGGTAAGTTACAAGATGAAGTTACTAGGTCTACTAATGCTGATAATAAACTTACACGTGATTTGAGTACTGAGTCTACTACTGCTAGAGCAGCTGAGAAAAAGAATGCTGATAATATCGCTAGCAATACTCAAGCTATTCAGAAAGAGGTAACAGATAGAAATGCTGCCATTAAGGTAGAAACTGACAGAGCTACTGCTGCTGAAAACAAACTAGCTAATGACATTGTTACTACAGTTGAAACAGAAAAAGATAGAGCAGAAGGTGTAGAATAGGTTATAATTAATGATTTAGCCGAAGAAGTAACTAGAGCCAAAGCAGCTGAGCAAGCTAATAAGACTGCTATAAATAAAGAAGTTACTGATAGACAATCAGCTATTGCAACTGAAGTAGATAATAGAAATGCAGCTATAGAGGTTGAAAAACAAAGAGCTCTCAAAGCAGAAGCTGCATTAGATTCTAAAATTGCTACTCACACTAATGAAATTAATACTGCTTTAGCAACTAAAGCTGATAAATCTACTACTTATAATAAAATAGAAGTAGATAGTAAAATAAGCACTATTAATCAAACTAAACAAGATAAACTTACAGCTGGTTCTGGAATTAAGATAGAAAATAATACTATAAGCTCTACTCTTGATGTGCAATTGTATAAAATAGTTGATTCTTTACCTACTTAGGATGTAGAACCTGGTAAGATTTACTTAGTATTAAGTGAGATATCTACTGAATCAAATAAGTATACAGAGTATGTGTATGTTAACAATGAGTGGGAAATCATGGGATCTTATACTGCTAATGTAGATCTTAGTGGTTACTTAACTAAAACAGACGCAGCTAGTACTTATCAACCTAAGGGTAATTACGCATTAAAAACTGAAATACCAGATGTATCTACAAAGGCAGATACTTCATATGTTAATACACAGATACAAACTGTAAATACCGAAATAAATAAGAAAGCAAATAAAGCTGATTTACATGCTGTAGCTACATCTGGTAATTATAATGATCTTACTAATAAGCTTAAAGCAGGAAGCGGTGTAACTATTACTGACGATAATACTATCAATACTAGTGTAGATTTATCAGGAGTTACTAATAGTATTAGTGAACTTGATAGTAAGATAGAAGCCGAAATATCTAGAGCTACTATAGCAGAGTCTAATAAAGTAGATAAGATAGTAGGCAAAGGTCTTAGTACTAATGATTATACTACTAATGAAAAGAATAAACTAGCTAGTATAGCTAGTGGGGCAGAGGTAAATGTATAGTCTGATTGGAATCAAACTGACATTAATTCAGATGCTTATATTAAAAATAAACCTGTAGTTGCTACTACTAGTAAGGACGGTTTTATGTCTGCTGCTGATAAAACTAAATTAGATGGTATTGCAGAGGGAGCTAATGCTTATACACTACCAGCAGCTACAGCACAAGCACTAGGTGGTGTTAAAATAGGTAGTAATATAACATTAGCCAATGGTGGTGTTATAAGTCTTACTAAAGCTAATGTTACGTCAGCGTTAGGGTATACACCACTTGAAAATGTAGATACTAGTAACTTTGTTACTTTGAACAACGATCAAACTATTAATGGAGCAAAGACTTTTACTAGTACTATCAAAACTAATTCGAATCTTTGGTCTGACTCTAAAGACTTTTTTATAATAAATTAGTTAAGTGATACTTCAACTCCAAAGATATCTCTTAGAGTTGCTAATTCTGACGGATCTGTAACTTATTCGGCACAAGTAACAGATTTCTCAAATAACAATAATAGAAATCTTGGTAATAAAGCTAATAAATGGGGTACATTATACGTCAATAGAGTTGAATCTAGCGCTATATTTAACTCAGGTGTTATATCGTCTAATAGTTTTTAGTCAAATGTTCCAACTGGTACTGCTCCATTTAACTGCGTTTCAACGACAGTTAATCCTAATTTAAATGCTGGATTATTCAATGGAGCTAGTATAATTAATAATAATTTCATATATTTAACAAAACAGGAATTAAAATTTACCTATAACGAATCTGCTCAGTATATTTATGTAAAGATAACTCACAACACCAAATATAATAGTGAATAGCTAAATATAAAAATTGAAACGCCTTATCAAAATATATCAGGTGTTACCTATTTGTATAGAGACGGATTTTCAAATAAATATAGAGTATATGCTACTGACTATAATAAATCTAACATTAGAGGAATATCGACATCTATGGCTGACAATTAGCCAGTAACGTATCTAAAACTGCTTAATAAATAGGATGCTAATATAAAAGTATTTAGTAATTATCCCTTTAATATAGAAGAAATAACAGATATATCGGATATTACTTTTGATGACATTAACAGTGGTATATATATATCTTATCCAGTTAATTTTTTTGCACCAGTTGTTGCTGATATAAAAGGTAATTCAAACACATCTACTAAACTCCAAACAGCTAGGCAAATTAACGGTACTAACTTTGATGGTAGTGCTAATATAACTACAGCTAACTGGGGTACTGCTAGAAATATCACTATAGGGAAGACAGTTAAATCAGTTAATGGTTCAGCTGATATAACATGGTCAGCTAGTGAGATAGCTAGTAATGCAACTACTACAACAGATGGATGGATGAGTAAAGAGGATAAGTTAGCATTAGCTAATTTGAATAGTGATTTTTACGGAAGAGAGCAAGTAACAGTATAGCTTAAGAAAGAAAATACTAATTTTGCTGGTAATATTACAATTAAGAATAAAGATACTGAGGAAGTAATTGATACATCAACTACTGGTAATATAACAGCTAGAATAGTATATGGTGTTAAATATATTATTATTGTCCCTGATGTAGAAGGCTATTGTTATGATGCTACGTTAGAGTATACTGCTAGTTAGTCAGTAAGAAATATAGATGTTGTATACAATACTTTAACTATAAATACGATAACTATAGATATGACTATAACAGACCCAGCTACCATGATATCTGGTGATGTTAACGGATCAGTTATATAGAATATACGTAATAATACGCATAGATATGCCGCTAAGAAAACAGCAGAAGGTACTGTAACTATATGTCAGTTGGATGACAATAATTCAAATTTATTTCATAGTGGAGAAAGTTCAACTAGTGATCGTTTTGATAGATTTGTAAGAATACCTAGATTTTATTATAAAGTTGATGATTCTAATCCGGATATTCAAAAGATTTCCTTTTGTATGAATAAAGCTAATAATACATGGCAAGAATGGGATGGCAATGATTTGATTGGTTGCTATGAAGCTATGATTAGTTCTAATAAATTGTATAGTTACAGTGGTTTTAGTCCTAGTGCAAATATAAGTTATACATAGTTTAAACAGTTTGCTAGCAGTAGAGGTACTGGTTATAGATTAGTTACATGGCAATAGCATTGTATGGTAGCTATATTGTTCTATGCTATATATGGTCATACTAACTGTTAGGAAAAAGTAGGAAAAGGTACTTCAAGTAATAGTAAAGTTACTGGACATACAGATTCTATAGGTATGGCTGATACAGTAGCTAGAGGTAACGGTGATTCAAATAGTATAAACTTTTTAGGATTGGAAAACTGGTGGGGTGATAAATCCGAATTTATAGATAACATTAGATTTAATTACACTAGCGAAGTATCTAAACCTAATTTCTCAATACAAGAATACGACGAAACTTGGAGACACGTATAGGTTGGAAGTAGTACTAGCGGATGGAAATATCCTATTAAATTACGTTTAGGAAATAAGTTAGATATGTTTCCGTTTAATATTAGGCAGGATGGTAGTGGTAGTAGTAATACTGGATTCTGTGACGGACAGTATTATAATGTTGTTAATGATCTAGTAGTTTTACGTTCTTATGATAGCTCGTATACCAATGGGGGTGTAGCTTACTTGGGGGCGTATGATTCGGATTCGAGTACTAACTCGAACTATGGTTCCCGTCTCGCCTTCAGAGGTAATATAATAGAGGAAAAAAATGTACAAACTTTCTTAAGCTTGTAATTATAAACATAGGTAGAGGTTCGCAGGAAACTAGTAGTTTTACGTTCTTATAATAACTCGAATACCAATGAGAGTGTAGCTTACTTGGGAGCGTATAATTCAGATTCGAATACTAACTCGAACTATAGTTCCCGTCTCGCAAACAGAAACGCAGTCAGAACCATATAGGCTGTTATGCCTAACGGACCGAGCCTTACTAAACTTTCTGAAATACTGAAAGAAGTAAAAAATCACGTGCGTGCCATCATGCGTTTGGTAGGTTAGTTCTCGAAGAAGGTAGATGGCGAAACTGAAGGAAATATGCGCAGAGAAGGATATATAATAGAGGAAATAATTGACTATTCTAATATGTTAGAAAGTTTCAATTATGTTATGAGAGGTACTAAGAGAAAATCCTCTGCAATTGGAATATACTTAATGGAAAACAAAGAATTAGTAATACAGCAGTTGCAGAAGGAAATAGGTGAAGCTACTTTTAAAATTAGTAGTTATAGAGAGTATAAACTTTATGAATGGGGAAAAGAAAGAATAATACAAGTAATACCTTTGAGAGAAAGAATAGCTTTAAATGCAATAATGAGAGTTGTTGAAAAACATTTAGTGAAGCGATTCATAGCAGATTCAGCAGCTGGTCTTAAAGGTAGAGGATTGCATTATTTATTCTATAGAATGGTCCATGATATCAAAAATAATCCATAGGAAACCAAGTATATATACAAATGTGATATTCGTAAGTTTTATATGAAAATAAATCAAGTAATCATGATGGATGTTATCAGAAAATATTTCAAAGATAAGAAACTTATAATATTATTAGATAGATGTGTATCAATGTTACCAAAAGGATTATCTATAGGACTACGTACTTCACAAGCTCTTGGTAACTTATTATTGAACTATTATGTAGACCATAAATTAAAAGATCAATATGGTGTTAAGTATTATAGAAGATACTGTGATGATGAATTATTTCAAGCCGCAACTCCTTAGTAGTTAACACCTATAATAGATATATTAAAACAGTGCGTATCAAAAGCTGATTTAGATATCAAACCAAACGATCAGTTATATTGCATTAATAATAGAGACATAAACTTTCTAGGATATAGAGTTTATGGTAATGGTAAAATAGCAATTAGAAAAAGGATCAAAAAGAAATTTGCCAAAAAGATTAAAACCATAAAGAGTAAAAAGAGAAAAAGGATTTTGATATCTTCTTTTTATGAATTAGCTAAACACGCTCATTCTGGCAATCTGTTTAAAAAGATTACTGGAGTAAGTATGAAATGGTTTTAGAAACACGGACCAAATGATATGTACAGATATAGAAAGTTAAAGAAGTAAACCATATGAGAAGTTATAGTAATACAAATATTAAGTATATAGAGTGTATAAACAACAAATTGAACAAGTATAGAATTCGTTGGGATATACAGCCAGAATCTAAACAAAATAGTGGAGGGCACTAGGAACAAACAGGAGTATCATTTCTAGAGGCTGAATTTAATCACAAACCATCTTTAGAAGAAATAAAAGATATAGTATTGAAATGGTATAATGATAGAATAGATGCTTAGATTTACTCTGGATTTATATGGAAAAATATGCCAGTGTGGTTGTCTAAAGAAAATCAATTTAACTATAAAGCAGCGTTTGATTTAGCAGTATAGACCAACAGTCAATCACTACCTGTTACATTTAAATTTGGTAGTGAGTATCCAATATATTATACATTTGAAACTATTGATGAATTAACAGATTTTTATTAGAAAGCAATGCAGCATGTAACTACTACACTAGAAGCAGGATGGGCTTTAAAAGATTCATTAGACTGGTCTGTGTATAATATGGATTGAACTAATAAAAAGAGCTATTACATTTCCTGTATATACTTTTACTTATAGTAACATATGTATACAGGAAGCGTTTCCTAAGTAAATGTCAAAGGTATTTTCATATGCTAGTTATGTATAACATATTAGCATTAATCTCAGAAAAAATTAAGTATTGTGTTAAGTAGAAGTGAACAAGTAATGAATCTCGCTAGACGTATATTTGCTAACGGTTACCAATCTATATTAGGTTGGTGTACTGGGATTGCAACTATAATAGCTCCAGCTGTGCCATTAATAGGCACCGCGTTTCTGTTCATAATATTAGACTTAATCTATGGATATAAAGTATATAAGAAGTTCACTGGTAGTAAAAGTATAGAATCTTGTAAACTATGGAATACCTTAGAAAAACTTATGTTTGCATCAGTAATGATTGCTGGGTTTACATTTTTAGATAAGTTTATATTTATGACATATGCAGATCTGGTGCTAGCTAAAGTTGCAGCAGGTGCTATATGTTTTGCAGAAATAATATCATTACTAGAATCACGTAAGGCATTAAAGCCTAACTCAATAATAACAAAATTACTTTCTAAGATAATAAAGTCTAAAGCAGAAAAATACCTAGATGTTGATATTTCAGATATAATAGAAGACTAGAAAAATATTAATACTATTACAAATGATACCAGTACTGATAAGCTTAGCAAAAAATAAAATTCTACAAGTTGTCAGTTGGTTTAAAAAGTATTACAAAATAATAGCAGTGATTGTCATTACGATACTCACTGCTATTTTGTTTTATTAGCACGACTAGCTACAAAAAAAGA